GTGCTAAAGGTGATCAAGGTGCTGATGGTGCTCAAGGTGCTCAAGGTGCTCAAGGTGCTAAAGGTGCTAAAGGTGATCAAGGTGCTGATGGTACCGATGGTACCGATGGTACCGATGGAGCTAAAGGTGATCAAGGTGCTGATGGTGCTCAAGGTGCTCAAGGTGTTCAAGGTGCTGATGGTGTTCAAGGTGCTGATGGTGCTCAAGGTGTTCAAGGTGCTGATGGTGCCAGTAGTAGTGGTGGTGGCGAAACATTTAATATTGCACTTACAACCACCACACAATCAATTAGTCAACTCATGTGGGCTACAATATTTATACCAAATCATACAATCAACGCAACCAAACTATATTGCATGACAGCACAAAGTGGTTCCGGTAATACTAGAATGGGTATCTATAATGAAGCACAGACAACACTATTAGTTGAATCTAATAATAAAACCGCACTAACTCATGGGTTAAACGAATTTACATTAGAATCAACATATACACTAAACGCACATACTATATATTATATATGTATACAAAGTCGTGCAAATGGTGCAATATTACTTGGACACACATCCACAAGTATTAACCAACCTCAATTAGCTAAACTTGACACATATAATGGAGCAGACCCACTCAACGGAATGGCATCATCCACCATTGGTAGTGCAACAGGTGATATATTATATGCAACAATAGGAGTATCATAATGTTAAAACATATAAATCTTTATAAAATAAAAGCATTAAATGGTGATGTCGTAATGACAACTCATACAGTTACCTCAGAAGGGTTAACAATATATTTTAATCATATACTCATATCAGATAACAGAACTGATATTTCCAATAACTTAATATCAGGTGATTTAATTGCAATATCAGTTGATGGTATAACTGAGATGACACTAGATAACGCATTAACTGATTTAGCATTTGTTGGTGATATAGCACATGTAAATGATCTGACTACATATACGAATCAAGTTACGTGGAATTTAGAAATAGCAAATCAATTAATTGCATCTGTTAGAGGTGAAATGATAGAAGCAAATTTACCATCAATTGGATTAGATGGTTCTATTTTATTAAGTAAACTAAGTTATGTAATTGGAGCAGTTCAAGTAGGAATGTTTAAAGAAGCAGCAGAGATGATGTCCGCACTCGAACGAGATAACTTTTTAACCGATAATAGAATCAATCGATATGTTGATAAATTAACATCAGCAGATGCAATAACATATTAATTATTTATTATAAACTATAATTAAACCCTATACTAACAGGATTTCAATATGACATTGTTAAAATTACTTGAAAGAAAAAAACGACAGTATGAAGAATTAAATGTTGAAACTATAACAAAAATCCTTAATCGAAAAAATATTGCAATTGAAAAAGTAACGTTTGATAAAAAATATAAAGATGAAATTATTTATGATCTAAATCACATAAACCGTTGTTGATAATTAATTTAAATAAAAAACAAAAAAAGCGAATCCATTGGATTCGCTTTTGTATTATATAGTTAACTAATTTATTTATCAGTTGTCATTTGATCATCATAATCTGATTTTTGAATAGGCTCAGTTCCAATTGATGAAGCTGTATTATTAATATTCCATCCATGTGTTTCAAATGCATTAACCATATCTTTTACATTCATTTCTACTTTATCATTCACTTCTTTTTTAATAGTATCCGCATCTTTCCCATCTGTACGATATATATCATATTCCATGCGATTATAGTTACGATTTTTTTCACGACCAGGAGTACCAGCAGTAGGATCTTCAGGGATAAAAGAATCCTGAATTTCAGCTAAATTATGATATTCTGTATTTTGAAATTGTTTATATGCACGGTCTTTGAATTCATCGCTTTCTTTACCTACATCACCGATGCGAGGTAAATTGCGTTGAACATCAGACCAGAAGTCACGATGTTCATGGTTTATCATGAAATTGTTGTTTGAAAATATTGACATATGTTATTACCGATTAAATGCTTTATTATAGTTTATATAAAATACTATTTCATTTTTTCAATCTTTTCAACATACACACTTAACGCTCTCACAATAGGCTGACCGACTTTTTTTAATTGGAGGGTATGACGCTCGTGTTGTGCTGGAATCCAATACTCAACGTCCTTTAAAACTTTAATTGCATCACTTAATGTTTTAAGTGCCACACTAATTGCATAAGTTTCATTGTCACTATGATCAGGTGTACTTTGATCTACTGTATTAAATATATCTATTACATTAGCCATTTCACCAATATTTTTTGAAGCTTGACCATAATCAATTCCTGGTTCTTGTGATGCAGCTTCATACATTTGCTGCTGATATGGTTGTGCTTGGCCTTGTTGTTGTCCCACAAAATTTTGAATATTATTAACGTCAACAAATCCTTTTTGGATTGGTACCTGTTGTTGTTGATATGGTTGTTGATATGATCGTCCACCATTTGATGGTATATATGGCATATTACCATCATCGATCATTGGATCATATTCCGCTTGTGATAAATCAGCATTTTCAACTATTTGTTGTTGTTCTGTATATTCAGTGTCATGTACAATTTGATTTTGTACTTGTGCAAATGCAGCGTTTGGATCAAATGTAAGTTTTTTCTTAGCCATTAAATTACTCCTTGGTCATCGAATGTTTATACATAAAATATATTTTTTTTGGAAGTTTAGATATAAAAAAAAAAGAGCCTTGGTTACCCAAGACTCTTTTAAAAAATGAAGACTAGCACGAACTCGTGACTAATTAAAAGATACTAACTTATACGTTAGTATCTCCTTCTTGACGACCACAAGCGTCTGTGCCAACACCACCTAATCCATCTTCAGCGTCATATGAAGCACCGCTAACTTCCCAAGGGTAAGCATCGACAGATGAATCAATTCCAAGAATAGCAGAGTTGATGTTTGCGAATTCAACTTTACGGTAGAACTGACCAGCACCAAGCAAGTTAGCTACAATAGCGTAACGAGACTTAACGATCAAACGAGGTGACCCGTCTTCTTGTCCAGCAGTTTTTGTAAAGATATATGGGATATAAGGCATAAAGATTACACCAGATTCACCTTGACGTGGACCTTTATAACCAACTAAGGCATAAGATTCAACAGCATAGATGTCACGGTAAACTTTGATACCACCACCTAACAATACACCAGCTTCAGCAACACCACCACCTGGTTGTGTATTCATGTCTGATTGCATGTATGTTGGAATGTATATACCATTGTTTAATGTAGAAATTGCAGCAACAACATCAGGAGAAGCGATACAGAAGTTCGCAGATCCCATACGTGAAGTTACAGCGATTTTTTGTGCAACAGCAAGAATAGTGTTAACGATACCACCAGCGATTCTTTCAGCAGCCCAACGTCCATCAACTGGAGCACTAGTACTAGAAAGGTCAACAGGGATAGCAGTTTCACCACCAAGACCAATAGATGTAGCAGCAAATTTCATTGCAGACAAGATTTCTCTATCGATTTCTTGTTGGATTTCGAATTGAAGAGCTTCTAATAGAAGAGCTTCGATATCTTGTCCATGTACAGCAGCTAAATCTTGTTGTAATTCAAGAGTATAATGTGATTTGATGGCACGAGTACCAACAATAACAGAACCTTTAATTACTTTGATTGAAGCTCTCTTAATACGATTTCCACCAAGATTACCATCAGTATCGAAAGTGTTAAGCATTGTGTTATTTTCTTGATAGTTAGAAAGGAATTCACCTTCAGCAGTACTCCAAGGAGTTCCGTTGCCCGGTTGTTGACCAGTATGATCTTGATCAAGATCAAAACCAATTTCTTTCTTTTCCCCATATCGGAATTGATTTGATTTTGAAGTTCCGTCATATAAATAACGAAGTGCAAAATAAATACCTTGTGGAGTAGTTGTAGGGATAACAGCTACAGTGTTCATTGCAAGCAGTTCTGGGAACTGTCTACGAATTAACGGTAGTGCATACTGTTGATATACTTCTACATCAGCAGTTACGTTAGCAGATTCAGGTAAGAAACCTTTATTAAGCTTAACTTGATTTTCCAATACAGTCGCCATAACTGACGCAGCAGTTTGTGATCTGATTGGAGCACCAATATCAGACTCAAGAACAGGTGCCCATTTCTGGATCAAACTTTTTCTTTGAATTTTTTTCATTTTTAATTTTCCTCTTAATAGCTTTGATTGTTCACTATTACTAGTCTTCACATATTGTTTATAGGGTGACTTTTTCAAAAACGCTGGTTTTAGTCTTTTTACATTGAAAATGAAAAATGAGCATTTTTAGTGCTCATTTGTATATGTAATATGAATTTTTTAGTTTTTTGTTATTATTGGAAGTTATATCCAAAATCTCTGAATTCTTCAATCATTCCCATAGTTTCAACCGCTTCAGCATCGATACCACCACCCATAGCTTCCGTAATTACATTTGCAGATCGTTGTAAATCTTCAGTTGTAACATTAGGAGTAGACGCTGCATGTTGAGTTCTAAGTCCCCTACCAAGACTTTCAAATACCTTATTTTCCTTTACAGGACCTGATGTTTTTGTCTCATCAATTTCTGCTAATGCATCACGAACTTGATCTAACTCAATGTCACCACTAAATTGATCGTTCTCAACTGAATCAGCTACAAGATCAGTGAAATCACCATCAAGAAACGCATCAATAGCTTCGTCATCAATTTCTCGAATGTCTTTATTCTTAAATGTTTCTAATGCCAAATCAACTATCTCAGGTTTCATCCCATGTAGTTTAGCATAAATAAGATTCTTTTTCATCTCATCATCTAACTGACTTTTGATTTCTTCACGATCTTGATAAACAGTTTCAAGTTGTTCATCAGTCTTTTTTAATTTCTGTTTAAGTTCTTTAGTCTTTTCTGTTGTAGTAATACCAGAACCTTCAAGAAGATTAGCGATATCCTTTACAATATTATATAACTTATGATTAATATGATCACCTGTATTAGCCTTTGCACTTTCAAGTACAACTGCATTCACTTGTGTTTCATATTTTTCAGTAATATTATTTATTAAATCTTCAAACTTAGCCGCATTATCAACTTCAATAGATTCCAATTTAGAATCAATTGATTCATTAATTGACTTTTCAATTGCGACAATAGCCTCAGGAGATAAAGTTTTTAACTCACTCGCTGAAATTGTATTTTTCAATGTAAATGCCATCATCTACTCCTTAAACCATTTTCGTGGATTTTTTCTGATCACGTCTCATCCCATCAACGCAACTTTCAAATGCCACTTTATCAAACTTTTTAAATCCAACCATAACATCTCTATTATATAACATTTCTCTACGTGTAGTATCTACTGATTCAGTAAGAACAGTTAACGAAGTATTTTGAAGTGCTTCATACTTAGGTCTAATTAATGCTTTGTCGTCAAATGATGGATTACCAACGATATCAATTGTGATAAGTCTGTAATCATCAGATACTTCATAATAACCCATTCCAGTATCAATTACCGAACCCGCACCACGAAGAGAATACCCTGGAACATATCCAGCTTTAATAAGAGCTGCAATTGCTTGTCCAGCAGGATGATCTTCAACAATAACCATTTTACAGTAAAGATTTACACCATCAAAACGAAGTTCCTCAATTAAAGCACAAGTCTTCATTAAATTCATTTCAAATACAGAATAATCTTTACCTTCGCCTTCACCATTTAAACGAGGATGATTTAATTCAGCCGCTGCACGTCCAGTCTTTACAAATTTTTCATTAAAGCGATCAACCTCAGGAGCTAAAATATCCAATGGATATGATCTTCCATTAATACCAGGAACATCACATACAATTGCAATACCTTCTACCTTTAGTCTCTTAACCTTTTTTCCACTTATATCAATAACATCTTCATACATAACAGATGTTTTGAATTCAATTTCTTCTTGAAGAAGGTTATTACTATTTTGATGTACTTTAGACATTAGTCTCTCCCTTAAAGCTCTCCGTAATAATATCCATTATTTCATCTTCCTTTTCAGGTATAATACTTTCAGTTAATTGTTTAACTAAGGTGTTTACACGTTCAGTGTCCCCAGCCAATAATCCGCTAACTAAAGCTTTAATGCGTTTTTTACTATTACTCATACTCTAAGTTTATAATTTATTAGAAAAATTACTCTTCCTCTTCATTAGCAGCTTTTCGTTCAGATTTAATTTGTTCACTATTCTCTGAAATCTCGGCATCTGATAAACGTAACCCTTTACGTAATGCATATTTAATTGATAGAACACCACCTGGATTATCATCAGTTTTAACATGTTTCATCATACCATCAAATGTCTCTAAATTAGTTTTAATAATTTCAGCATCCATAAAATTTTGGAATGCATTTGCTTTATTAAACAATATTCCAAAGTTCTCTTCTAATTTAATATCATCAGAGATATCATTCATAGTGTTAAGAACCATCACAAATAAACGAGTCATCACTTTATCAAAAGGAATTTGGTAACGTTGAACCATTCGAGCAAATGCAACTTCGGCTTGTGTTACTTCACCTATCTTACCATTACTAAAGTTTTCACCCTCACCAGCTAAAGCAGTTACACGACCCGGAGGTACTTTCATTGCATTAACAAGGTTACGTTTGAAATATTTTAGATCTTCAATATTACCAAGATTATCACCACCGTCAAGGCGTTCAATAGACGAACCTTGACTCTGACTACTAGTTGATATGAAAAAATGTTCACCCAATCCAATTACACGACCCGCATTTGTAATCTCACCAGTACCAGTATTATAATCAACACGACGAGAAAAAACTTTTGCTTGATCTTTCATATGCTTTTCAGCTTTAGGTTTAGGCATCATACCTGTATCAATTTTAAATACAAGCTTTTCGCTACCCCATTGGATACGATACATTGTAATCGAATCTTCAATAGCATTAAGTTGATTAAATGGTTTAACAGCAGGTTCTAATGGTGAACGTGGATCATTAATACCACCTGGTCCAAACATATTAAGATCTGCATATAAAATTTGATTTGGTGAAAAATCAATATAATTTTTACCACCAGTTTCTGATGCTGATGTATAAACACCTTCAAGCATTTGACGATATCCAACGATTAGACCTTCTTGAACAATGATAATCATATTTTGTGAAGGTAATAAGTTTATTGACATAATCTTATTTTCCTTTTCACTATATACAACTTCAAGAAATAGACGACCCTCAGTCAATAACCCTCGCATTAAGTTCCAACCCTCTTTCTCAAAGTTAAGAATTCGTTTTAAAACTTCACGTCTAAATGTTTTATGTAGCTTTGCTTTTACAGCTTCACCCATTTCAGCATCTTGGTCAACTCGAAGGGAACATATTTCACCTAAGTCATCTTTATATACACCTTCATCACAAATCTGATCAAGAGCCTCCGATACTTCAGCACGTCCAGCAACACGATAATATTTCATTACACGTTCACGATTTTTCTTCCAATAAAGATGTACTTGATTTTCTGCCGTAACATCCACAGCTCGTTTAGGATCCACATTCGATGGATTCACACCAAGCGTTGGTGCAAATGCACTGTATCCATCCGGTGACATACCATTAGGATATGACAATTGACCAGTTCCCTGACCAACAATATTTCTAGAAATCTCTATTTCACGATCAGTCTTATCTCTATTAAACAACCTATCAAATACGGGACCTTTTTGGTTAGCAAGTCCATAATCTCTAGCTCTAGTCAGTATTCGAGTTGCAACCGTATCTTTTTCTGGCTTTTTTTCAATTAACATTTAATCACCCATAAGTGTGTTTTTCATAGTTTATATAAAAAAACTATTCGCTCACTTAATATCATCAATAAGTTACTTTAAAACTTCCAAATTTACCACATTTCTTGCAGCAAGTTCACCAATACGAAGTAATTCCGCTGAGTTCGATACCTTATCCATTGACATAAGATGTTCACCTATAATTGGATCTATTTTTTCAAATGAATGATGTGGAATAATAGGTGACTTCAATGCAGTTTCTTTCAACTTATTAATAGCCTTCACTCGTTTAGGTAAATATATTTTTAAAACCTGACCGATGTTATTCCATTTTTCAACATCTTTAAATTTTAAATCTTCATCTATAAGTTCACCACAACCAAGATTAAGAATATAATTATCGTCATTCCCCCAACCAAGCTTTGGTGTTTCAATTGCAGCAGTTAAAGGGGTACTATTAAATAACTCCATTGCACCATCAGTATAAATAGCATTATGAGATTTATCAATTGATTTTCCAAAATATGTAATGGCAGACATCGAATATAGCACAATATCCACTAATTTACGATCACTATACCTACTTTGCCATGATGTGAAAAATTCATAATCTTGTTTGATTACATCATATGCAGCACACATAAAATTAGTTTTACATATATCAGTTATATATGTATCACCGCCATAATAACGATTTAAATATTTTAATATATACTTGCGATTGTACTTGGGTTTAGTAATATATTGCCAAGGTCGAAACCACCTAACCCTTTTAGTAAATATTTCTTCTCCATAATTCATATACATATCCAGCATCACTTGAGCAGGGATACCCATTGATAACCCAGCACCTAAAATAGTTCCGGTTGATGTACCAGAAATTAGATGAAATATTTCATTAATTGGTTTACCAGTATACTCTTCTATAGCTACACATATAGCAGCTGGAATAATCCCTTTGATTCCACCACCATCGATTGTTAATATTTTTCTCTTCATTATAAATACCTCTGATAATATATAATAAGTGTTTATAATACAACAAAACCCACCACATAAAAATGCAATGGGTTAAAAATAATTATTAATTTTAAATTATTTACCTGTAATAGATTTATATCCGGATACCAACTCACCCATAAGTTTTCGATACTCATCAGGATTATTAGCAAAAGTTTTTTCAATATAATTTTTAATCGCAGGTATTTTTTTTTCGATACTTGGAGGGTTATTATCCGAACTAGTATTATCCGTATTTTTTTCATCATTCTTTTCATCCATACGATCCTTATACCATTCTTCAAATTCATCTTTACTTCCACCAAATTTTTCTTTAAATTTAGTATAAAGTTCTTTCAACCCTTCAGTAAGAACCATACCATTATTATGTATAAAAGGAGTTGCACCCTCAACAATAACACGAAACCCATTTTCATTTAAAATATCCATTGATTCACAAATACTTGAAACATCCGATTTAAAATCAAAACTTTTAGTTACAAGTCCATGTATATCAATTGATTCCTTAAGAACCTTCTTATCTTCATTTAAAGATACAAGAATAAACTTATTCATTATATTAAACCTCAATTATTAATCTAATCTTAGTTTATATAAAAACTATTCTTTCTTAAAATCTCTCATATCGAGAATAACACCTTGATATGAAATACCAAAAATATTATCACGTGATTTGCGATAATGATTCTGTAAACTCTCATTTAATATATTTTTACTTAATATTCTCTTATTATTTTCAAGAGATTCGAAAAACATATGAAAATCCATAAACCCAACATTAAAAATGGGTATTCCGTTATATTGAAAATCACCCGAATTTTTCATTAATCATTTACCTTAGATAGTTTAATCCAATTTGCTCTATGGTTATGTCTCATCTCTTTATATTTAGTTAGTATATTACAATCAGTTACTTCTTTAGATAACATAACAAGTAAACGAATACCTTCTTCTGTAATAGCAGACGAATCAATTAATCCATGTTCGTTACAAAATTTTGAAATTACATCAAATGTACCGAAAGGTCGCATATTGAATGTACACTCAACTGATTCAAGTACATCCGAAAAATCTACATCAACGAGATTACGATTACCACGCAATGTATATAACAAAAATGTCCCAACCGTTAAAGATCGTGATACTTGATCAGTAAAATTTAATCCTTCCTCCTCTTCAACATAAGAATCCTCATGGAAAAGATATTCAGGTAAGAAACTTTTATCATTCACTTTAGTAATAATGTTACTAAAGCCTTCTTTAAATTGGCTATAATCAATGTCCCCATTCTTAATTATAAATAGTGCATCGATATCTCGCATATATGAATACTGTTTAAAAATACCACGAAGTGCCTCTTCGGATAAATTCTGCTTCAACATATTAATAAATTGATCCAACATAGTGTAAGACCATTCCGAGCGACTATCAGGATTACCGATTACATTACCGATACCATCAATAATTCCCTCGTGACATCCATCACTCTCATCATAATCTTCAAATACACGTTTCATCAGATATGAGAAAACTTGATTATCGAATTGTTTTTTTTCTTGTTTGTATGGTTTGTATGTCATATTAAATAAATTCCAATTATTTTAAGTTTATATTAAACCTGATCTTCATTTCCACTACTTGCATTAACCGAATCCACATGATCTTTTGCAATTGGATTAATCCATGCAGATGATTTAAGTAAATTCGGATTACTAAGGGTAAAATGCTCTTCAGGCATAGCATTATTTACCGCTGGTTCGGAACTAAACGATGGTGCTTTTTCATTTTGCCATATTTCTAAATGGAACGCGGGATCTTTTCCTGGTCCAAGTGGTTTAGGTCCAAGAAATGCTTTTAAATTCCCTTCCTTCTTATATTGTATACATACCGCTCTGAAACTAGCCTTACGACTAATAGGTATCATACGAGTAGGACTAATATCAATTGCTTGTACGACTGATGGATCAGCTGCATGCTTTGATACCTTCTCTGGTCCAATCTCATTGATTTGCGTTACCATTGCAGCTTTAGTTTCTGAAACTTGAGATGCATCCGTGATTGGTTTAGTTCGTGTTAATCCAAATTCACTTTTTTTCGAATCATACACATCTTGAACCGATCGACCTGGAGGTGCATAACCAACACGATTATTTGATTGTAAATTTTGGAACATAGCCCTAACCTGAACCTCAGGTGGTCTATATGTACTCGTAATATTAATCTCTCTAATACCAGCATCAGCACAAATACTTCTAATGACATTAAGTGTAAGATCAGTCACAACATCAGATTTAGCACTTGAATCATAATTAATTTTAAGTGTACTTTCTTCAGGTTCAATAAGTGAACTATTAGGACCTGTTCCACCAGCAGCACCTTCATTTGCATAACGCAATACACTAACCGTCATAAGCTGATCGAATTTACGTTCTTTAAGTCCACCCTCAGTATGAAAATAATCAAGATCTTTAAGCAATCCACCATATGACACAACAGGATGTCCCAAACCTTTATATATAAGATTAGCCTCAGCTACTCGTCTCTTACGAATATTAATATCAGTACTTTCACCATTTGTGCTTGCAGTTAATCGAAGTAAAATATCAGCAATCCATGTAAAATATCTATTAGCGATATCTCTATTTTTAGGTACACCATTTAGTAATATTATAGAATCACTACCAGTTGGATCAGCCGTGTAATCCACATCAAGTACAGCATCTTCAATTGCGATGTTCTCACCACTGGCAGATATAATTTTATCAAATCCATTTATTGGTGATAATGCTAACTTATACTGAAATCCTGTTAAATAATATATACCCATACTAAGACAATAACTAATATAAGCAGCTTCATCGGACTTATTAGTTTCAATTGCAAGTCCGTTAGTCCATAAAAAACTACATACAGCCGACTTTACATATTCTGGACACGAGTTATGAGTCAATGGACCCCAGTGACTGTGTGCCCAATTACGTTTATTAACTATGGCACCCCATAATTTCATTTGTACATATTTAAAAAATGACGCTTGTACTTGTGCATCAGTAAGACGAAAATCTTTTATATCTTGATCTCCATCTTCACCTAAAACGTCACTCGCAGTTAAAGTAGCTGCATTTTTTAATACCTCGTACTCTTCAGCAGATAATCCACCCTTTACATCACCAAGTGGTGTTAAATTTTTATCGGTTGTATTTACAGCAAAAATATGTTTTAAAAATAGATCTCTACGATCTCCACCTTGATCAAGTAATATATTACAACCTATTCTCATCTTACCATCACCGATATAATAAAATTTATTGCTCTTGAATTTCTCTTGTTGAAAAAGAAAATCCCAATTAGGTTGAAAAAATCCAGCTTTAAATACATTTGCAATACTAACTGGAAGCCCATCTAATCCAATTGGAATAGGTGGAATAAGATCCGCATTAAATGGATTAGTTCCCATTACACTAGTAGTCTGAGCATCCATCACACGCCTAGACGCATCAATTGCAGCTAATGCAGATAATGGAGTACCAGCCATACCAGCCAATCCACTACCAATTGCATTCAACTGTGCATTGTTAGCACTAGATCGTACATCAAGCTTGTCAACGATGTTTTGCATATCTTTTGTGAGTAAACCATATTCACCATCAGCCAATGCAAAACGAAACATATCCGCAATAGCATTAGAAAATTGAGTGAATCGGGTTTGGTTTTCTACAGGAACCTGCTCTCGTTGTTCCTTTGTAAGTCCGTTATTTTCATCATTCACGTCATAATAACCGTGACTATTAAAAATCTCGTAAAATTTACCCTCTCGACCCTCGGCTTTTTTTAAAGTTCGCTCGATGGCTTTGGCAAGTCGTCCTGAATAATGTGTGTTCATTGGCATAACAATTAAAATATCTTTTTACTGAAGATTATAAACATAATTTATATATAGTTTATCAATTTGTTCATTTATTATACTAACAAAAAAATAAATATTTAATATAATTTATAAACTATTATCAAATACTATTAAAGGTTTAAACGAGGAAACTTCAATGAAGACCAATACAAACAATACAAACAAAAGAACTGCTGTTGAATTTATCAGAAGCTACGAGGAAACTCAAAAGATTATGGAATCAATCGCAAATCAGACTGCTAGTGAGCAGACTGCACTTGTTGAATCAATCGTACCCAACGAAGATTATACAAGCGATGAAGGGGTCTTCAATATGGGATCTCTTTTAGATGTAAATATCTCCGACGATGACAATATGCAACCACAAATTTATCATACACCAACAGAAGAATTATCTGATTCAGATAAAAATCTTATCATTGATGAATTTACAAAAATGATTAAAGATGGATATGAAGAAGTTATAGACTTTTCTGATATTGGTCCTGTGGCTACTGTAATTCAAGATCGTTATGGATTCAAACAAGATATCGAACAATTTTTAACAGATACAGTACAAAACGCATCTGATTGGCAACAAAGCCAAAAAATTGCAGTTGATAATAATATCGATACCGCTGGTGAAGATATTGTTGATACTCAATCTACTCCTGTTGATGAAACAGATGGCCCAACTGACATTGCACCAACTCAAGCGGGGATTTCTGAACCTGAAATGGCGATGGACATGGCTCCAATGGGTGATGATATGGTTCCTATGGATGAACCAGTAATGGATGAACCAGTAATGGATGAACCAATGACCGAAGAAGGCGAACTTGGATTAGACGATGTTGAAGGTGCTTTAGGTGACATTGCTCCTGAAAGTGACATTGCTCCTGAAGGTGACATTGCTCCTGAAGGTGACATTGCTCCTGAAAGTGACATTGCTCCTGAAAGTGACATTGCTCCTGAAGAAGAAGAAGAAGAAGAAGAAGAAGAAGAAGAAGAAGAAGAAGAAGAAGAAACTGTTTTTGAATCTGAAGACGACGTTGAGTCTGACATTGAATCAATGGTTGAATCTACCGAACTTTCTATTGATGCTAAATTCGAAGCAATTAAAGAACGCATCAAAACTGATACGTTAGTTGAAGCTGCTACTGAATCTCTTGTTGCTGAAAAAAATCTTGATGCTCAATTAGAAGCTATTCGTGATAACATTATTAAATGTAATAATGAAAACGACGACACTATCGTTGCTGACGCTGAAAACGATAAAGTTGCAAAAAAACTCGCACTAGGTGATATAAAAAACCAAATGGGTGCTGATATGGCAGAATTAGCAGAATTACAAGAATCTACCGACCCTCAAGTTGATGATGACTACGATGAAGCTATTACCGCTGTTGCTGACGCTGAAAACGATAAAGTTGCAAAAAAACTCGCACTAGGTGATATAAAAAACCAAATGGGTGCTGATATGGCAGAATTAGCAGAATTACAAGAAGCAGCTAAACCTAAAGATATTAAACCTGTCCTTGAGGCGATTGCCGCAGAATATCACAATAAAGAAAACGCTAAAATAGAAGCAGTTAAAGCCGAAAAAAAACTTGATACTGTCCTAGAATCAATTTCAAACGGTTATAAAGCTAAACAACAAGCAAAATTAGACGCTATTACTAAAGAAGCCAAAGTTAATGATAAACTTGATAGTTTAGTTGAATCTTATCAAAATTCTCAAAAAGCTAATCTAGATGCTCGCAAAGCTACTAGAGAAAAAATCAATACTTTATCTAAATAAGATAAATATTAAACTTAAAAATTATCAAGGGTAGGAATTATTTTCCTACCCTTTTTCATTTATTTTTGTATATTTATAATATGAAGATTTTATTTATAGATACAGAAACCACAGGATTTAATTCAAAAACCCAAGATATGTGGCAAGTTGCAGGATATGTAACTGAGAATCGTAAAGTACTTGATACATTCAATATCAAATGCCAACCTGTTAATTGGAATACCATTAGTCAAGGTGCATTAGATTGTCAAGAACCCCCAATGACTAGAGAAATACTAAAAACATATGGTACTCCTCGTACAGCATTCTTAGAATTCAAAGCAATTCTCAATAAACACTATGATGAATCAACACCAGAAAAATTTTATATCGCTGGTCAAAATGTTAAAGCATTTGACTGGAGATTTTTAAATGCATTTTGGGATCGCCATAAATTAAAAGACGAACCATCATTCCAACATTACTTTAATAACATGGTAAGTTATGATCTACTTGATCTTACTAGACCTCTAAAAAAACGAGGATTATTGTTTACACCAGAGAGTGTTGATAGTAAAGGAAAGAAAATTCCAAAACAACCAATTGCTAATGTTAAATTAGGAACAATCATAGAAGCACTTGATGTAAAAATTCAAGGACCTCTACATGACGCTATGGCTGACATCGAAGGAACTTTTAAAAGTTTCTACATTGCTGTCAATATATGGGAAACCATTCTAAAAAAGGATCCATCCGCAATCAATGAATTATCCGATTTCATACAGGATTTATTTAGACGAATGGGAATTACATATACTGATGCAACACAAAAGAAAACATTTAAAAAACCCAACAGTAAACATACGCCGATTAAAAAAACTTTTACTAAACAAACAGTAAATCCAAAGAAAACATTTAAAAGAAAAAGCTGAGTTACTCAGCTTTTTTTCATACCCTTAATTATACTACGTTTACGTAAATATTCAATAGTGCGTTTAGATTCTTCTTTACGTCTCTTTCGATAATCATCAAGTGATTCATTCTCACCTTGAGCTGCGTTCCCGCTTAATATTTCTACATTTTCATCTACCATTGTAACCTCAGTATATTACTTACTGATAGTTTATACGCTTAATTGATTTTGGATCAACTCCATACGCTTTAACCCATTTACGAACTGCATTATCAGATACATCATATACTCGACCTGTACCAGAATAACCATATGTTTCAATATTGGAAATCAGATCATGTAATTCAGGACGGTTAATCATTGAAATGGTTTTTTTATGTTTACCTGCACATATTCGACATCGAATAGATTTCTTGTGTATCTTAACACCACAATCACATCGTTTAGTTATCGAAATACGCTTATTATTTCGACCCGCAAAATTATGTGTCTGTGAATGACAGTTCGGACAAATAATTCGCAAGTTATCTAAACGATTGTCATTACACGTACCATTTATATGATCTAATTGTAATGTGATTGATTCACCATTCCATATATTACCTAACCCACATTTACTACATTTATTTAGTAATATACCATCAGCGATAAGTCGTTTCTTTAAACTGCGTCTATTGTAATTACTACCATTCACTAATACTTTAGATAGAGGAATCAATCTAGTATTGTTATATTCTACCATTTTATTATACACAGCATCAAAATGATCAGTAGATAATCCAAGTGAATCTATCCGAGCTTTAATGGTGTTATTATTACATCCATTACTTGAAGTACCAAGTTTAAGTGCTAATTCCTTATATGTATGTGAGTTATTAACTAATTCTTCAAATTCATCATCAGTTGTATTTACCCATACAATACTATATCGTTTCCTCATATTCGAACTCCTTTATCATTAGTTTATAAACTCAATGTATTAGAAGTTCGAACTGTGGTATCCCGACTTGAACAGGAAACTCAAAGGTCAGAGCTTTGCATGATAACCAATTTCACCATACCACATTATTACTGAGCTACTAGGATTCGAACCTAGACAAAAACATTCAAAATGTTCTATGCTACCGTTACATCATAGCTCATTATACTGGGGCGGAAGGATTCGAACCTTCGAAGGCACTAGGCCAATAGAATCAAAATCTATCCTCGTTGACCACTGGAGTACACCCCATCAAAACAAAAAAGCCCTCACATATTGCGAGAGCTTTCTAAACTTTTCAAAATTTAATAAAAGTATTTAGACTACAATCCTCGCTTGAGAGTGCATTTGCTGTTGTTGCTGCTGCTGTTGTAGTGTTAAATTTTTCATTATTATTTCCTTTTACTATAATATAGATTTTTGTACTGTTATGTCAACCAATTATTTAACATAATACTTAATATTTTTTATATATCTTAAGCTTATCAACTTCCGATACACCAATGATCTCGATATCATACCCCTTTGACGCAAATAAAGTACCAAAGTTAGCTCGTTGTTCTTCTAGATAGGAATTAATTCGTGTTTTAGGAATCGACCCAGTATTAAGTTGAATTATATATGCTGATTCTTTATCTAATTTATGAATCACCGAACATTTATCACGATCATTATACGCCAAAAACATCATTTGGGTAGATTTAGGCTTCACATTATCAAATATTGCAGCAACTTTTTTAATATGCTCTTCGGCTTTAACTTTAGGCATCATACCGGTATAAACGTATACTACATTAATTTTATCTGGATCTAAAGTATCCACAATAAAATTAACCTCATCCTTCACATTAGGTCTCAATGCAGCAGTCTCTTCACAAACTATACGCATAATTTTATCATAATTTTCGTCAAGATCTAAATCATTTAAACGAGTTCCTATTCTATTTACTATATCCATTATTAACCCAATATTTATTTATATTATTAATATATATTTTTTTTCTAATTTACATATAAAAAAAAGACTCACATTAATGTAAGTCTTTAACAAATATGAGGTAAGCGGTGCTCTAATGTTTTTTTCAATAAAAGTTGTAGAAGGAAGAACAACCATAGCCTCTTATAAATAATAATATAGAAATAAATCTATATATGTCAATCAAAAATCTTCAAAAAAAGATTTTTAAAAATGAGGAAAGTAGAACCATATTTTTAACCTGATATCCCCCGTGGGGAATATTTTTGGAATCGAACCAAATATTAGAAGGAATGATTTCTATAGCCTCAAAAATAAAGAGGAAAGCTGGAACTCTAGTTATGGTAACGGTCACTTCCACGATTGGAAGAAGACCGTTGATTCGTTTTTAAATAGAAGGAAGAATTCCTATAGCCTCTATATGTAATATAATATAAATTAAAATCTAAATATATAAAAACAAAAATGAGGAAATCAATGGCTCTAGTTATTTTATCCGCATTAAAATGCCCCGAAGAGCATAGAAGGAAGAACCATTATAGCCTCATAAATCGTTTTTAAAGGTATTCAGACATAATATCTTCAATATCGAATGGAGTAACCCCCATACCGACTGCACCCTCCACAGTAAACACCGTATCAGCTTCATCAACCGAGTTAACGATTTCAGTTGCACGTGCAGTTGCGTGAAGATTAAATAAATCATACAAGTTGAACTTAGACATTGTAGTCAAAGCTTGACCAGTAAGAGCTATACCTTTTTTATTACTTTCAACATTCACACAAAAATTTGGACGACTTTTAAGTGCGACATCTGTCCAGATAACTTCTCGCTCAACCAAATCCAAAATAACCGGAATGCAAATTTTTGTATCAGCAGTAAGATCTACCTTATCTTCAACAGCACGAGCATCAAATACTTCACCAGAGTTAGGTGCTTGACGCATCATCCATCCAGCAAAACACTCAGGCATATCAGTAAACGGTTGACCTGTATATGATAATACATTCATCATAACATATCGACCACCGTGTTTTACAATAGAATCAATATCAAGATCAATAAATTCACATGCACCATTAGGAGCACTAGTTATATCACCACTATGAGCAGCATTATACATACCTGAACGAAGATTCGTATAAGAAATATGTTCTTTATATTTCCAATCAGCATCATATAATACAGATGATAAATCAATATCAACACGACTATGATCCATATCTTTCCACCAAAGGAAAAAACGAACAGTCCCACCATCAGCCATAGGTACACGTGATCCACGTACCAAAGTACGTAATGATTTACTAGCCGATCTTTGTGAGAACGGTACTATATAACCCTTAAGTTTAGGATCCACATAAACTTTACCCATTTCTTCAAGTTCAGCAAATCGTCTTAACAACGCAGTTTTACAAAGATTAACCACAGACATACAAATATCATAATCCACTTCTGGAATTTCAGTTTCAAGTGCCATTACATTAGCAACATTTCCTTTTGGAAAAATTGTACGAATAGGATTCCCATTATGGCGTGCATTAAAATGAGCTGAAACCTGGAGTAATACAGGAGTTGATACCTTATCTATTACATTGCCAAATTCAACTACAATATGTGCAGGTTTGTTACTCATACGAAGTAAATGATCTAAACGTCTTGCCATATCACCTGGACGACTAACAAGTAATTTTACAGCTACATCATCATTTGCAGTCAAAAGTGCTGTTTCAACTTTTGAATTAAAAGTTTTGAAATGTTTTCTACTATTCTTATTACGAAGAGTATGAAATGCTTTAAATACATTTGGAGCTTTAGTCTTATACGAACCTGGATGTATTTTTTCACCCAAACGAATCCACTTACCTTCATGTCGTAATATATCTTCAGTTATATTCTCATATGAACCAACACCTTCCAACAATAATACAAGCATACGTCTTTCAGCATTTTTAAAATTTCTGAAACGAGTTTTATCAGCAAGACTTACGTCACCACCAGACATACCTACAGCAAATCGCAATACATCAGTTGCAGACTTAAAATACTTTGTTAATTCAGAAGCATTGTTAGTAATAGCATAAACTTTTGATGCTACAAATGTAAGATTTTCTTTGTGAGGAATTTCTTTAGGTAGCACACGAGATAAACCCGACTTATAAGTGTTAATAAACCATTCAACATCAATTTTATCTGTTTCCGATATAGATGTTTTTGCACCAATCAATTTTCGACCCAAGTCTATGAAATCATCTTCAGTACCAAGATCAATCACTTTCAATTTAGTGTAATCCATAAGAGGAAGACGTTCATCTTTTTCATACTTAGGCATGATGCGAGATCCAATCACGTCACCCATATAATGCATGATAGCATTAAGGTATAACTCAGCGTCACTTGCATCCATTACTTGTGCAGGAAAATTAGGATACATTGGTTCAAATCTACGATTTGCACCTGTCATCTTTTTAAGATCTGTAATTAAAGAAAGATAAAATTCTTCTAAACGAGGCATTGTTAATGTAGATACACATTCAATTAAATTTTTAGAGAAGGTATATCCCAATGCTTCTACATTCTGTAATAGAGATGCTAATTGAACAGTACTAAGCTTTCCGTTCGAAGATTCAAGTACAACCTTTTGGCTGCGTCTAAGATATATTGTATTCATGTTTTCCATGTGTCTTCTCCTTTAAAGAAGTGCGGTAAATAGACGCCCTGTTTTTCAGTTAACAGTTGAGTGCTCAGTAGAGCTAGAAGGAAGGACATTCCGTAGCCGCAGTTTTTATATTTATGAGTAATAATCGGATTCCCTAGTTAGTACTTTTGCTCTACCAACTGAGCTATCCTCCCATGAACGGGAGGAGTGGGACTCGAACCCACGACCAAAAGTTTGAATAATAGAAGGAAGGAAATCCATATCTACTCTGTTTGAAAGATAATATAGAAATTAATCTATACGTGTCAATCAGTTTTTTATTTTATTTAAAAAATTAACAATCTAATACAAATTCACCCGCATTTATAACTGCGGAGATGAGTTCAAATAGTGGATCTGATTGGCAACGCTCCAATTTCCCCTGTTTAAAAGACAGGTGCTAATCTAAATACAGCTCCAGATCCATAAGTACCCCTGAACGGTAATGCTCCGTTTTCCATGTGTTAAAAGCACATTGCTTCACTTTAAAGCTTCAAGGGCAAATAAAAAACCTCGCAATCATTACTGACTACGAGGTTCTATGTTCGGAAAATTATTAATACATAATTCTACAACACGAACCTCGTTCGTTTTTGTTTCAATTGTTTTAATTTTAATACTAACATTTTAATTTTTCCTTTTTTAATTTTAAGATGGAAAGCGGAACCTCTAATTACTCCTTTTGCTCTACCAACTGAGCTACCCCTCCATAACTTGTCACTTACTAGTGGAGGGAGCTGGGATTGAACCAACGACACAAAGGTTTTCAAAACGTATAGAAGGAAGAAATTCCTTAGCCATCTTTATTTTTCTTTTTTGGATTGCCTATCAATCCTTTAATTTCTTTTCTAGCCCCAGCACCGGTAACGATCCGAATCTTCTCGGCTTCAATGAGACGCATTGACCAACTATGCTATCACTGGGTTATATGTAGTGCCACCAACACGATTCGAACGTGCGTCCCCAGATCTTCAATCTAGTACTAATCCATACTCAGCTACAGTGGCTTATAGTGGTTGGGATTGGATTTGAACCAATGACACGGGAATTTTCAGTCCCCTGCTCTACCTACTGAGCTACCCAACCATGTAAAAAAACTTTCATCAGAATCGTCACTAAATCGTACAATACCCATTATGTTTCTCCTTTTCGAGTAGCCACAGCTACTTATTATAACCCTGTATTTATCTTAAGGTCTAAATACTTAACCTTTATAGTGGACCCCCTTGGACTTGAACCAAGGACCTTCTGATTATGAGTCAGCTGCTCTAACCAACTGAGCTAAGGGTCCTACACTTATTTTACATGCTTCCAAGTTCTACCAGTCAATACATTTGATATAGTAGATTTAGATACATTAAATAGTTTAGCGATATGTAGATTCGTATGTCCTGATTGATGTAGTACATGAATCTCATGAACTACATCATCAGTAAGTTTGGATTGTATTTTGGATTCCCCTTTAAGTTGTATTGGTTTAATTCTCCATTTTACATCATAAACTAATCCATTCTCCATCATAAATGATTTTAATTCATTCCTAGTAATAGGAATATCATATTTTTTCATCCATTTACGCACCGCATTATCAGATACCTTATATTGTTCTCCAATTTCTTTAATTGAATACTTACCTAATTTTTCAAGTAACTCATCCATTGGAGGTAATTTACTTTCTCTAGGTTTTTTAAATTCAATCGACTTAGTTTCTTTAATCTTTCGTATACGTTGATAATTACCACCAAAAGCCTGAAGTCCAAGTTTCATTAAAGCCTGTCTAGCATTCTCTGATGTTTCTATTGCATCAATAATACTTTCATCAGTTTTATATTCTGATGGTACTTTAACTTTAGTGCGTTTTTTACGTGTCGAAAATGTTTCAGTTTGACTATGGCAATTGGGACATAATAAACGTAAATTATCTATTTGGTTATTATGTCGATCACCATCAATGTGATCCAACTGTAAAGTAATTGGTTTACCATTCCAATCAGTTATATCACACTCTGAACATAAATTATTAAATACACCATGTTTAATTAAAAACGATTTAATTAAATCACGTTTATTATAATGTGTATGTGATCCAAATACATCATCAAACATAATTGTTCTAACACCACCGTTACTAGGACCAGCATTCCATTTACTCTTTAATTCATCAATATTATATTTCATATTAATCTCCTTTATACTATTAGTTTATAAAAGTGTTAATATGAAATTAAAACTAGTTCGAATCTATCACTAAACTATCAATTAACACTCAAAATGCAATGATTTCAAGTATAATGGATCAGGTAGGACTCGAACCTACATGCCCCGAAGGGATTGCATTTACAGTGCAACGAGCCAACCAATTGCTCAACTGATCCAGTTTTAGTATTTAACGGTTTACCGCTTCAAGGGAATACTATCTCCAATAGTGGGCAGGGATGGACTCGAACCACCAAAGCTTATCAAAAGCGGGTACCTCTAAACGGTACCTGTCATTACCAATATGACTTCCTACCCATTTTTAAACACAAAAAACCCCACTCTTTTGGAGTGGGGTTTTATTAAAATTCTCTATTTTAAATTAGACAATAATAATCAACAACCACTCCCTGAGTGCTTTTTAAAATAATAAAATTTTATATTGTTGATTGAGTTCATTGTTTTATCCTTTAATAGATAGTTTAATTTCGTTTCTTATTACTAATATAGATTTTTTTATAGTCATGTCAACCAAAAAGTTTATTTATTTTATTTTTATTTTGGTAACTGACTTTCAATTATGACATTAATATAGAAAATAAATATTACTTATCAACCTATTTTATGCGACCACGACTTTTTCTTTGGTGTATGTCGCTACCACGTACTTTATCAGACTTAGATTTAGGATTATAATATTCAGTCTTCTTACCGGTTACAGAATCTTTTAATTCACGTAAACCCGTCATCATATCACCAACACCGCCAGCAATTTTACTTCCACCTTCACCAGATCGTAAAAGAGATCGTTCAACTACATTACCAGGTTTTTTATGTTTATTACCAGATTTACTTATAGAACCACCGTCAATGATTCCACCTGAAATAGGCTCATCTAACTCTTCATCCATCTCTTCAATAATTTCTTCATTGATATCATCTGGAACCTCTTCATCAGCTACACCAGAATCATCTTCAATATCAACTTCATCTTCAACTTCCTCCTCAGGTAAATCAATTGCATCTGGATTTTCTACATCAAGTGGATTACCATCTTCATCAATGATCTCAGCATCAAGCATATTCTGGATTTCAGTCTCATCATACTCACCATCTTCAATCATTCGTTTACGTTCAAGAGCAGATTGCCACCTATCACGAGCATTTTCTAAATCTCGTTGTTCATAATATTCAGCCATTTCCTTTTCTTCTTTCTTGGTTGGCTTTTTATTTTTCTTTTTATCCGCAGCGATGATAGCTTTTTCCCAGTTTCTAATTTTAGTTGCCATTTCTTTTAATGTAATTAATGAATGCTCAGATAATTCGTCCAATGAATATATCGCAATGTCAATACCTTTAGGCATATAATATTCAAATTTTTTCCTAGCATGCTCACCCATATGCCTATAAGCACTAAGAATACCAAACATAACTCTAGTTTTATGACTTGCATTTTTTAAATCTAATTTAGGTCTACTAGGACGCATTGGATTTCCAGCTTCGATAATTCCAGCCTCAGATTCCATTTTTTCTAAACGAGTATAATAATCAGGAATTTCAACTAGGTGATCCATTGCTATTTCAATCGCAACCTCAGGATCATCAGTATGTTCCATTTCAACCTTAACCCCCATTTTAAATTCACTTAAAATTTGTGATATATCTACATTATGTAATTTAGCTATATCAGATAAAGTCATATTATCAGCTTTACCACCAACCACTTCATTATTTTCAGATTCAAATATAGGTTCATTAACCAACGTTATATCATTTGGATTAAAATTATCATGATCATTATATACATAATAACTATCACTACTAATATCACCATCATACGACCGCATATCAGTACCTTTATAAAATAATACCCGATCACCATCATCATTAATTACATCATCACCTAATTCAGATAATGGTAATTTAATTTTATATACATAACCACCACTACCAGCATTATATATAGCAGCTTTCGGATTTACATACCACCTACTATAATCACTAGGATCACCCGATTGATGTAAATTACTTAACATTGAATCAAGTTTATCACCCAACCCACAATATAAAATAATATTACGACCATCATCCATATCATCATTATATATATACAATGATTTAGATTCATCATTTACATCCGATTGAGTAATTGAATTTACATTAAATAAATCATGATAATTATATACTAAATATTCTTTACCAGATACACCATGTACCCCAGCCCTTTTTCCATTATCAAAATATAACGTTCTATCACCATCAGCATCCACTACATCGTTACCTAATTCAGATAAAGGTAACTCAATTTGATATACATATCCATCTTCACCAGCATATTGTCTAGCTAACTCAGGATTATCAGTCCAAGTACTATAGCCATTCGGTGCATCAGTATTATTTAAATCATGTTTAGGATCAAATTTAGATTCTAATCCACGATATAATGTTATAGTTGACGATGTATTAGATTGACTAGATTCAGTTAATGATAATTGAATATCAGTTCGAGTTATATCAGGAGTTTCATAATCATAATTATCACCAAGTGTAACATATGCAATAACACCCTCTATACTAGGACCTTTATAAAAATATTCACCTGGATTTCCAGCTTCAAATACATCAGATGGATTTACTTTAGCTCTAATAACTATTTGAGATTCATCATTATATACATGATTTGACTCAGCATGTTCTATCGCAAAATTAGGTGAAAGTGTAACATAATCATTAGGTTCAAATGTTTTACCATTTTTATCACGTGCTCTATATATAACAACATTATTTAAATATTTAAATTTGTTATACTCATTTAATGATTTACCAACTTCACGAGATTCAAATATTGTATTAAATCCAGTAATAATTGATTCAAGTAATAATTTATTACTATTACGTTTATGTGATTGTATAAATAATTTTAAATTATTTCGATTAATAGATTCTGTCAATGTACTTGATTTAACTATATTCAATATTTTTATATTCTTTGGATTATATACAACAAATACAGATTGTTCACCTTTATCATCTATATATCCATCATATCCTAATTTAATTAAATTAATTAAAAACTCACCTGGATTATATTTATAAAAATCTCGCCATATAGTCATCATTGCATCATACAGTGGTCCACCTGTATAAGTCGATACCGCATCATCCAACGCATCACCAGGATATTCACTAAAATCTGATAGTGGAGAATCATAAAACGCTTCTAATTGCTCATCTTCATTATTCGTCTTAAATATTGGAATAACAGCTGGAGCATTTTTAATCATAAACATTATTTCAGCTTCTGTAGCATCAGTACTATCACTTATTGGATTATTTATTATAATATCAGCATTAATTACAATTCCATCACTACCAGCATATCCAACCGCAACATGCTCAACATCAGTAAAATAAAATCCTGGACCAAATTGATCAATCGCTTCATCACGCCCAACATATTTTAAACTAAATTCACTACTATTTACCGTTCGTCCATGATACGCATTATATTTCATTATATATCCTTATACCCTTTAATTTCATCTACTGATATAATATTAATTTGACTATCATCAAATACAACAAGGTCATCATCTAATTTAACCCCGTCAAACCCAGCATGTTTTAGTTCATAAAAATCCATATTATCATATTCATCCCAACCAGCTAAATTATGTACATTTAACTTTACCGTATATAATACAGAATTACCACTAGCACCAACCTCACCATTAATAGCACTTGCTTTATTTAACGTAAACCAAATACCACCATCAGAATCATTAAAATTAGTAAATTTATCATTACTTACATGATAATATAATCCATCACGAACAGATTCGAATATACTAACATATCCTTTCATTATACTTTCAACTAAACTCTTATTATCATCACGTAAATGCGATTTAATAAATCCCTTCAACTGAATAACACTCTCATTCAACCCGACATCATTTTCTAATTGCATATTAATAATCTTAATATTACTTGAATTAAATATTGTATAATTAATTCCACCATTAACTTCAGTTGCATTAAACTTAAATCCATCAACACCATTCTTAATCATTAACTTACTTGCAGTAACTCCACCAAGAGTACTTGAAATAAAATCATAAACAGTCTCATATGATATACCATCATCAAGATAAAACTCAAATGCAGATTTATTGATAAGAGATTTAAAATTACTTAAATCATAATCTTCCACCTCTTCTTGTAGATTTTCCCATGCTTCTATATTGGCACCATCAACAAGAATAGTTTCAATTATTTCTTCAAATTTATCGTCTTGAAAAAAGAATGTTCTATGTTCTCCCATCTCATCAATTTCAGCATCAAAAACTTCCGCTCCTATGAGCTGTTTAGCCATCTCAGATACAGTATATGTATCAATACTTTCATTCCAATCAACTACATTTAATGAGTTAGGTATTTGAACCGCATATACATAACCCACACCAGCGGCTCGATCAGCATAATATTTTGCTATCTCAATACTATTAGTGAGATAGATACCATAACCATACTTCTGGACTTCTTCCCCAGTATTCACATACTCATTAGAGAAATTTTCAAATTTTTTTCCACTACCGTGATATAATTTCATATTTAGTTCTCATCATATTCTATTTTTAATTCAGGTATAGTTTGACCCACAGTGGAATTACCTGTAACCTTAAGCTGTAAATAAATAAAATCAGTTTCGCCAGCAGCTAATGGATTACTTACACCAGCACCAACAGTATTAATATTATAATTACCAATCAATGCAGTATTTGTATTATTGACTATATTTCCATAACATGAATGAAATGTAGATTGATATCCTCTAACTAATTGACCAGCTGTCTTAATATCCGATGGATTAACTACCACTACTTCATTTGCAGTACCACCATCAGTTACAGTAATACCTTTAATAATAATCTTATCTTCAACATTAGCTTGAGTTAATGCAGCATCAGTTAAAAACCGAATTGGATCGGTTGCACCATAAGGATTATTAAATTGATATATTCGATTTTCTCTGAAATTAAGTACAGGATTACGCACACCATTTAAAAAAAATGCTTTACTTCCATTAGGTAGATTTTCCACAGTTACATCGTATACCTCAGTTTCTATTGGATCTGATGTAAGATCTAACCAACCAATAGTACCACCAAGATTAACATCAGCTATATCACCATACAAAAACCCATTTGGATACGATGTTAATAATGCATTAGTTGGATTAATAGTAACTACACGCTCACCAGCACCATTAGTACTAACTACTATAGCTGAATCTGTGATTGGTAAACTAGTATTAACATCATATATTTGGAATGTCATTCCATCACTTGTTTTATCAACAAAGGTATATGGACCACTACCCATAACAATAGGTACACTTAATTGACGCTCGTCATTTAAATACATCAAGTTACCAAACCCAATATCATGTTGAGTTATATTATAATTAATTACAGCAACTTGTTCATCGACCGATTGACCATAATTACTACCAACTGTTACAAGGAATGGACTTTCTTCAGTATAATCCCAAATATCATGAGTTGCTACCAACGACATTGTATTAGTTGGACGAGAAAATGAACGAGAACATCCAATTTTTAAAATTGGAATATGTGGATCATCTGGTCGTTCAGTCGCTGGATAAATTCGCATATGACTTAACTGGTTCGATGGAGGTGTCTTAAGAATAAACTTAAAAATAGATTCAAATGAATACCCATCATCACTTGCCACATCGGGACGATAAATTGCATATGTATTTACATCAGTTACATCATCAGCTGGTACAATAGGAATGCCGTATACCGCAGGAACCGCCGCATCAATTCTCTTTATACCAATACTTGATACAGGTGTACCAAATTCACATTCTTTACCTGTATATTTATAAATTTCAAATTCTGCTGCCATATTAATTACTTACATATCCAAATCAGTTAAAATAAATGCTTTTGCACTTTCATCCCATATTTTTTCTTCATATTTAACTAAATCAGCACGAGCTTGTTCTAGCAGTCTAGCACCATTAACTTTACCACCACCAGGAAGTGTATAATCATCTCTATCTAAGATTTCACCCCATAAAATTTTAGTACGAGCAACAACAAGATCACGAAATGAAATATTTGCAAATACTTCACCGATAACAGCCTTGCGATAAATACGACATATAGCTACACGATCGGTACGAGGTGTTGGAAAAATACGAAGTTTATGTTGAAAAGGATGAAAACGTACTTGATATTGAGTACCAACTAATTTCTTAACATCAGCAATGTAACGCTGTGCAGCAGTATAAGTAACCAAATCAAATTGAGACCAACCCGTTGTTGCAACTAGCGACTCACCAGCACCAACATCAAATGCAGTCCAAGGTGTAAACCCATTACCAAACGAAGGTGCTACATCAATAACATCACTTACCTCTTCAGGTGTATCATATTCAATAATACCAGCTTTTAAATAAAGAACCATCCAGTCATGATAATTAGCCTCATCTTGATTATAACGAAAAAACCAATCAAGTGTATCATTTATTGCCATATGGACATGGCCAAGACCATCTTTTTCCGCTAATTCTAATTCCAATTCTATTACTGGATGACCCAGTCTTGCTTTCACGTACTCAACTAAATCGTCTCGTGTTGTATATATTCCAGTACTCATGTTACCGCCTTTATGTGTTTACACTTAGTTTATAATATATCACATACTTTTGGAATTCTTCGATTCTGGATGTCTTCAATTACATCTTCAACTTTAATTTCATTGGCTAATGGTTCAATAAGCGGCTTCTCTTTAGTTAAACTAGCACGTTTTATACCAGTAAGCTGAGAGTTTGATACAAGCTTTTCAAATACAGATTGTATTTTATTTCTATCAATATCATCAGTTTCATTCTGAGCTTCAATATTTGCACCAGCACCTCTGACACCACCATCATTATCAGTTTTTTTACTGTTAATAGCAATTCTATTATACATCTTACGCAACGCATCAAATGTCATAACATCTTGTGTACTTATTACACCAAATTCATTTTCAAGTAAATTCGCAAATGAACTATTAGAACCCTCAAAAAACTTATCATGCATGAATTTAATTGATAATGTATTAAACGCTTCTTTGATTGAATCAAACTCATCTACAATCTGATTTGCAATTAATGTATGTAACAAAACCGCATCACTTTCATATGCAACTCCATCGACATAACCATCGATTACAGGTTCAGTTGTTTTAAGTTCAATAATTCTATCATCCCCCTCAGGGATAAATACACCATTCTGAAATTGACCAAATTCAACTGAATTATAATCAACTTGTTTTTGACCAAATGTATTACCACTACCCTCTGGATGACTTGAGCGTGCTTCAAGTACAGGAGTTGTCATTGTACCATCACTTAAATTAATATATGAACTATCCGATAACTGTTCTAAATAAATCTTGATATTTGCATATTGATCATCACCTAAATAACGCTTTACAAATCTAACCGGATCTTTCTCAGATAATGTATTAACCATATTCTGAAATTTTTCAATATAATCACCAGATAACAATTTACGAGTAGTTGATAATGAACCAGTTAATCCATAGAATAATACTAACTGTGTAAATGATCTAGGGTTTTTAGATTTCCATTCAGAAATTTTCTTTCGCCCAATTAACGACGTTCCATTTGCATTCATCTTACCTTTAACAAGCAATAAAAATTCTTGAACATCTTTTAATATCAATTCACTCGGAATTGTATAATTGATAATATATTTAGGATGTACCCAATACTCATCATTGATTTTAATACCATCAGTAATTCCTTTACTACTAGCTAAAATATACGGACTATTATCATCAGGTACCTCAGCACCGGATTCAATAATATAATTATTAGCAGTTACATTAACATATGAATTATCAACCACCGGATCCTTCTGTTGATATATAGAATCACGAAATTTAAGTGCATCTTTATGATCAACTCCGATTGGTAGAAATTCCCAACCAAATAAATCTGGGCCTGTAACCAATTGACCACACCACACAACATTCATAGGATTTCCAAATGCACCATTTTTAGCACCTTCACAAAACCCTTCAGCTACATTAAGTAAACGCATTTGATCAGCGGTTCCATCTTTAATTGGTGTAATACCATCTTCTTGAGTTATTACAATCTTAATTGCAAGTCCATAATTATGCCATGATAAAAAACTACTTACACTTCCACCTAATTGTAGATACTCTTGATCTTGAAATGATCGACTAGTTTCAATTATATTAACTCGGCTTCGACCAAATTCATCTTGTAAAATCTTAAATAAAAATTCAGTCTTATTGTATATATCTATACCTTCACGCATAGCACTAATTTCTTTACTTGAATCTTTAAATATTTCCCAACCTGGAATATCATCATCATTAATGATCTCACCTGTATCACTAACAGTATAATCACCACCACGACTTTTATTTGAATATGCTGATTGATCAAATGGACCAAAATCATTAAATATCTTATCACGCAATTCATCATCAAATGGCAAATGTGGCATATTATATGTCACACGAATATTTTCTGGATCATTTTCTGGTTCGGTTGGCATTAATGGTGCAAGCAATGACACTAAAGTAACACCACTACTTGACGTTACATTAGTTACAACTACAAATTCAATAGTCGAATCATCTATAATAGTTGCTACAAATTCACCATTAAACTCATCAATATTAGGATCACTAATTGTTATATTAACAGTAGTTTGATCACGATCCATTATATCATCAGGTAACACATTCAATAATGTACCACGAACAGTATCACCAGTTGGTAATACATCAATTGATGTAAATGGAATATTTAACGTAAATGACTTACCCGTAGATACTTCATTTTTTCTATATTTTGAAAATGTACTTGTATCAATGAATGATAATTCTACCCAACGAATACCAAGATCTATTCGTTTATATGCATTGTATTTAAATCCAAAAAAATTCTTTTTTTTGTATTTGACTTTCTTAGTCCCAAAATCAACAGGAATTAGTATACGACTCATTTGTCTATTATAATTAAAATCAGCAATACCTAATCTATTTTCCGAAATAAACCCACCATTATCAAATACAGATTGATTTGTATATTTCTGGAACCATCGAATACGCTTAATTGTATAATCGAGATCATCAAACCTACGTTCAATTGTTCTAAGAGTAGTCATCACAAGAGCAGCTACCGACGCACCACCAGTAACAGCAGTTAATGCAGCAACGGCCCTGATATTACCCATCATATCTTCGAGACCATCAACCAACTCAAGTGTTTCAGATATATCAACCGAATCATTATATTCGATCGTATGTTTAATAATTTTATTACCAGTAGGATCACCTTTCTCATACATAAACCTAACAATATTCTCACCATCTTCAGTTGTATCATTATAAGTTTCATATATTCGATATCCAGTTCGTATATATCTTTCTTCACTTTGTGGATTGGGATCTAGCTCATATGTTTTATGACCAAAAACATTTTCAGTCTTAACTATACGTATACTATCCTCAGACGCAGTATATATCCCACTATATTGAAGTTCTCCGATATCAGCATTTTCCTCAGGAAGTTCACCTGCCACAGCATTGATACCATCAATTTCTACATTAATATTCAACACATTCTCAGCATATTCAATCAACCCACCATAATCTAATGGTGTAATTGGATCATATTTTTTAATTAACACAGGAGCCGGTTCCGCACTTGGATCAGTACCTGTAAATCTATCTAGATCAACAGCAGCATAAATAATTGGATTTGATTTCATTGCATCAATCAATGATGTAAGTCTACCAATAAATTCAGCATTCAATTCTTCAGCAGTTGCAAACTGTGCGGTAAACGCATCTTTAACTGACAATGTAAATGGAGTAATATCATCGGACGATAACGGCAGTAATTCACCATTAATATTTTTTCGATTAATAAACGTATTTCCAGCAGTAATAGATGTATCAAATCTGAAATTTCGATTATATGGTAAATGTGATACATTTATATCAACCGAAGTATCAGTATCATCAATTTCAACTTCATATCGTCTATATTCATTAGTTATTACTTCAATACCTAACGGTGTTACCTTTTCACTTAAAGCACCTAATCGACTATAAAAATTTTTCTTACTTAAAAATCCAGCAGCATGCCTATCACTAATATCCATTCCCTGATTAACATTAAGATTATTAGTATCCCATAATCCAAGTGCAGCATACACATCACGATCAATCAACGCAGTTCGCTTTGCATACCCACCATAATTAATTCTAATCTGTGTAATTGACCCTAAATTACCAATTGGACTTTCAGTAATAGTATTATCATTTAGTCTAATATTAAATAACGCATTATTTCCACTTGCTATTACTGATACCTCAAACTCACCATTCATACTTTCAGTGTCAGCACCTTCAATAGTTACATATACACGGTCATAACCTATAAATCCAGTCTCATTAATGTTAGCTTGATATACCCGCTCATCAGTGAAAGGTATATTAAATCCATATAATGGGGTTTCCGTTGTAATGTTTAATATATTAATACCATTAAAATCACTACCAAGTGAATCTTCTAACTCACCGAAAATTGCGGTTGATATAATAATATTATCTTCAATTATACGATCCTGCATAAGAGTATGTCTAGGAACAATTGGGATTACAGTATTATCAGTACCAACAGTAATTGATACCGGATTATCGGAGGTATCAAAATCTATATTTTCAACCTCTACAACATCTTGTCCATCATATCGAGTTATAGTAGTGGATACTTCAACCCCATTTGCATTTTCTTCAGTAGTTGGGTATGTTATACTCCGATTCGGATACAAATTATACACATAATTTACGTTTTCATCAACTGTCTCGTTAAGGTTAACTTCAGATGCTTCACCTGTATCAGGATCTACTTCTGTAGTCGTAGCATCACCTTGAAGGTTAATACCACTCAAATCTACCTTTACATCGTACTTAAATTCTTTTTTCTTCAAAAAGTCGTAATAATTGAAATCTGTATTCACTGTGGACCTATAATATCGTTTTCAATAGTTTATAAAGAAAACTCGACTTATTTATATTAAAAATGACCCCAATCGATGGCATCTGTATTTGGTGTAATTACTCCCATATTTGGATTAGCTTCATATACCTCATCCCAATTGTTTGCATTGTATAATATATCATCATTAAGAAGAACATTATTATCAGCATATACTTTACACTTCTTCCAACTTTGAATAAACGCATTACTAATAATCATTGCAAAATAATTATATGGATCGTTTTTACCAGTTTTAGATTTTTCAGGATCAAAATTGTGAGCATATTTAAGCACATGTTCAATTGCACGACCTCTAAATTCTTCTTTCCAATCATCTGTATAATTACGCCATGACGACGAGCCGAGCATTTTATCAATGATAATAAGAATAACTTCAGCCAATTCACGTGGCATTGGATATGCTTTATCAATATTTTTTTTAAATTTATACTCAACTACAAGTTCCGTAAGATAAGTTTTATCAATTCTTCCGGTACGCATCGATTGCAATCTCTCCGCAATGGGCATTTCTCGCTGACGTTTAGCCTCAATAGCTGCCTCTTCTTTTGTTAATTTTTTTCTTCTAGCCATAATTTACTCCGTTTTTACTCTATATATCATTAAACTCCAAACTCTCGACAAACTCAGTTAGCATATCAACAAGAGTTTTATTTTTGAAATCCATTAAATAAAGGATACAGAATTTTCGGTCTTTACCTAAATAAAATTCTAACTCCTCGTAACACTCTAAAAGATATTTCAATTCCTTATCGATATTAATATTTATTGATCCATTCTTAGATTCTATATATTTTCGATATAACCATAATTTAGAAGCAACGTGAAACATAGTCTCACCTGTATTATGGGATCGATACACAAGGGCTTCCTTTTCAGTAATATTATCATATATAATTACATTCTCAATTACATTTTTATATTCACCTACAAATGTAGCATATACATTATCAATAAAAATCATCTGATGAATAACATCTACCCATGACATATTAAATTGATGCCACATCGATAGAAACGATATAGGTAGTGAGTTAGCATTATTCTGCGTCCGTGAACGTTCAGCATCTAAAATACTATAATATGTATTAGTATTATTACGATCACTATCGATTGTGTTAAAATACTCTAGTATGATAGGATTATTAGTATTGCGTGGATCATATTCCAAAACACGTTTGTGCATTGAAACATGTTTATATCCGATATCATTGTATAAATAGTCATCACTCATCTCATTTACCAAAGGTTTTTCCCTTCGTCATCATCTTCATCATAATCTTCAATATCAGGATCATCAGATTCAACATTATTTCCCCACTCAAATATTGCAGGACTATACAGTAAATGTTCCATCTCAAAAAAATGTTTATATTTATCTTCATATTCACAATTTGATATTGTTAAACATGTAACTGAAAGAGAATTTAAATCACAACCCATTAAATTAGTTCGAATAATAACTGAATCAACTATAACCGCTCGTTTAAAATCCGAGTCACTACAGTTACAGATCGTAAACGTACACTGCACGATGTCAGAATCTTTCCAATCAACGTTAATTAATGTACTATCAGTAAATCCAGTAAACAAAACTCTACATTGAATGAAGGTTACTTTATTTAAATCACATGCAACCACCATACAATCAGATAAAGCCACATAATCAAATGTAGATGATGATAAAAGACACTCATAAAAATGTGTACGAGCAATTGTCGATCCAGTAAAATCACTTGATACCATATCACATGAAACAAAATCACATGATGTAAATACACTATTCCCAAAATCAACATTACTTAAATCGCATTTATAAAAAGTACATCCGCAAAAATAACTATTGGATAAATTAGATTTATTGAAATTAGCACCAACAATGATTTTACCGGTTACCGCAATTGAATCAACTATATCCTCAGTATCAGTAATACGAACAACAAATTTATCAATTACAGTAGGTTCATATACAATCGAAGTATCGCCCTCATTGAATAATTCTACATTAAGTGAATCTTCGTCTTGTTGTATTACAGCAAGTTCTTCAATTTCATCTTTGGTTATATTATGTTGAAGTTTATTCTCAAGTAATCTAAGCTCACGTCTAGTTATAATATCTTTTAATTCTTCAACATCAATATCATATCCAGCCGCAACAAGAGTGTTCCACTCATCGGCTTTAAGGTCAACTAAATTTTTAAATGTTAATTCGTTCATATCTTAATACTTCATGCACAAGTGATGCATACTTAATATTAAGATATTTTTTATATGAGCATATAATTAATTAATTAAATCAATCTTCGGTGGATAGATCAATCTTATGTAGACTTGAGTATCGACCATCATTGGTAAATTCGATACAATCATCGAACTGTTCTTTAACTAAATCACCACGATGTGTTATCATATACACATTACCAATAATAGTAATATTATCTTTAAGTAATGTAACCATATCCACATATGCTTCAGGATCAGTTGATATGTCAAGTACCTCATCCAAAAATAATACATTCATCTTAAAATCTGCAATTTTTGATACAAATTCACGAAGAGCCAATGCAACTGCAAAATTAATTTTACGTTTCTGACCCTCAGATAAACCATAATAACTATCCGCCATTCCAAACCGACTTGAAAATTCCATATCCATTGAATCCGTAAACTTTAATGTATATGGAAGGTTAAATCGAACTAGATTATCTGCAATTGCTCGATTTAAATTAGGAACAAAAATACCAAGAACAAGTTTTTTAATTCCATCATCAGCATACATACCAGCGATATACTGATTAATTGAAATTTGATCCGAGTATTTATCAACCCGGTTATGTGCAGTTTCTAAATCATGATTAGCACCAGCTAATTTATCTTTAGTTGCTGTGAATGAATCTTTAGACGTGTTAAGTCGTTTAGTTTCGATTCTATTTATCATTACATCACGTTTACTTTTAAGTGTGTTAATAGCAGTAACTAATCCGGTAACTCTTTCAGTTAATGTTGATGCTTTAGATCTAAGATCACTCAATGTAGTAGCAAGTGTATCTTTAGTAACTTTATCAAATTCAAGTTGTTTTATGTTTGCTTCAACTTCTTCAACCGACGCAATTTTATACGCATCAATTTTATCACGTTTATCTTTAATGTCACTCTCAATTGATGATATCGCAAATTCAGCTGGTTGAACAGTCATTCCCCAATATTCACTACGCTCATCAAATACTTTGATATTCTCATTGACTTGAGTTTCAACTTTATCTCGTTCAATTGTAAGAACATCAACACTATCAGTTAATGCTTGAATTTCAATAAGTAATTGTTTATACTCATTATTAATAGATACCCAATCAGAACGATATGAATCTTTAATTGTTTTGATATCACTATCAGTTGAAGGTTTACCACATGTACTACAAGGAACACCAGATTTTAACTCAGTTACTTTTTTTTGAATTAAATCCATTGATTCTTTTTTCATGTCACTTACCGTAGTTTTACTTTGAATAGTTGTAGTATATGTAACGATATCAGCCTTAATTTTATCTAACGACTTAATCAACTCATCCTGGTTAAATGACTCACATACCTCACACATTTTAGCATACATACCATTCACAATGGTTAATGTTTTATTTGCGTCTACTAGTTTTTTTTCATCTTTATGTAACTGTGGAATTAAAACTTTAATTTCACCTAAATCCGCAATTTTTAAATCTATATCCCCTAACGCATTAAATTCAGCTTTTTTGCATTTACCATCGTTAATAATACCATCAAGTTCTGATTGTGCAATTGCATGTTCCTTTGACTGAACTTCAATATCAGAATTAATTTGTTCAAGTTCAAGTTCAAGTTCTTTAATATCATCAGCACGTTCTTTTTCCATCTGTGATATAATTACTTGAAGTTCGTTAACATCTTTTAAATATTTTTCGACATCACTAGTAGCAGCATCAAATTTAGTTTGAGCTTGCTTTAAAGCTTTACCATTTGAGTCTTTAAACTTATCAATATTTAACGTAAGTATTGATTCAATTAATTTACGTTTTTGAGCTGGTTTCATTTCAATAATTGGATCACGTTGTATAGTATTCAATGATATTACATTCTCAAAAATATTTTTATTGAACCCAAGTATTTCAGACTCAATTTTACTTTGAGTTGTACCAGCACCTTTAGCCTCATCTTTACCATATTCAGCATCAGTAAATAATTTCTTTTTGTATTTAAACGAAGATGTACCAGACCTAGTTAACTGTCTAGTAAGTAAAAATACTTCATGCGATTTGGAATCTATTCGTTCAAATTCAACCTCAACTATAAGCTTACCTTTTATATTAGCTGTATTAATTAGTTTCTTAAGTTGCAAAGTTCCGTTCTCACCCTTACGATATGCACTTCCAAAAAATGCAAACGTAAGTGCTTCAATTAAAGTACTCTTTCCAGCACCATTGGACCCTCTAATCCATGTCAATCCATTATCATCGAAACGAACTTCATGTTTACCATTACCATATGACAATAGGTTGCTAAATGTGACTCTACGAAGTAATATAGTATGCATTAAAAAATACTCTCACCTTTCAATGGATCATCGAATACATCACTAAGGTCACCAAAATGTCGTTTAGTTGACGTTACAGCAATCTCCTCAGCTTTTTCTTGGGCTTCAAATTGAGCTGGATTAAAAATATCAGGATGTTCCTGTACATATTCTTTATCCAACATCGAATATAATCCAAGATTTTTCATATTAACAAGACTATCAATTGTTTTTCTATTTACTTGAATCTTGTACATATCTTCAAGGTCACATAACTCAGCTTTTGCATCATCGATCAATTCACATATATTACGTTGAATTGTAGTTGGTATGTAACTTAAATCAATCAATGTTTGATTTCGGCGATATTGTTTATCCCAACCATCAGCCAGTGCAGTTGCATATATATTATTAGTACTTTCAAATAATTTTTCAGCCCCTTTTCCACCTAACTGTGTTTTCTTATTAGGAAGTGCCATACCATTAATATTATCGGAACTATCACCTTGAAGGATTTTAAGTTCTAAATAATCTTCAGGATTATTACATACAACTAATTGGTCATGTAGATGATTATAAATTGTTAAATTAGAAATTGTTAATAATTGATTCATATCACTATCACCCGTTATTAATACAACCGAATCATATTTATTTTTCAGGTAGTTACATGCAACATAAATTATATCATCACCTTCAGCATCCATTCTACGAACAGTCTTAGCCCTAAATACACCTGACAATTCTTTTGCAAATTCTTCTTTATATTCACGCCAGAATTTCTTATCGGTAATAAAATCCCACGCTTGTTTTAAACGTTTACCTTTATATTTAGGTAATAGTGGAGCCGTGCCATTCGGGAGGTATGCATTCCACATCATTTTTTGAACACGATCTGGCATATCTTTTAATAATTTGAAATTATTATCCATAAGATCCGAATCTTTAACAAAATCTTTTTTCTCAGCAAATATGTCTTCGCCTCGTTGAGTAACTTTATATAAAAAATTATCATATCGAAGATAGTATGCAAATGAATCATAGTAAACCGTACAGTTTTCACCGTAATAATCTTTAACAACACCATTACGCCAAACTTCAGTACCCTCTAGTGCAATTACTATATCAATAGGATTAAATAATTTTACATACCGCATCATTCGATTTAACATACTAGTTCGCCACATCGCAAGCTCAGTTTCTTGAGTACGCTCGAAACTACCAGAGTTTCCGTATTCATCTTCATCTGAGTTTTGTGTCATATACGAATTTTTTAATTTAGTATTAATACCATGCCATTGATGATATGATAAACTAGCCCAATCAATAATAACAAGTCTGTTACTTGAATGTGGGAAACTTTTTAATGGATCATAATTTTTCATTAAGTGTATTCCTTTTAGATAAATATAGCAAATTCTAATGAGAATCTAAATTTTTTTTTCGATCTTCAAGTATTCGTTTTTTTATACGAAGATTTATAATCCGCACTTGAAGAAACTTAATAACTTTAGTATTACTATGTTGAAGATATGAATTAAGTAACTTTAATGAATCTACTTCAATATCACTAAGTTTGTTTTTATCCACCTTAGATTCATACTCATCATATAAATTCAATATAGCTGCACGCTTGTCCATTAAATTATCATAATTAATCACACTTAAAATATTTTCATTTAAATCAATCAAATCTATAATCAAATTAACAAATTTATCAATATCACTATTCATGTATAATCTTTCTCCTGACCAACTCAGTTTCAACAATCGAATGTGATTTCTTAGTTGATTTTGATTCGAGTAATGCAACTGTACCTTCATCCATGTGATCAGGTCCTAAAACATCATAAATTAAATGATTTCGAAGGGTCTCAGCAATCCAAAACGCATCACATAAATCACCATGGGGATCACTATATTGTTTCATTAATTCAAATTCTTTAGGATAAAATTGTGGATATTCAACTTTAAACGCATTACACATTTGGGATTTATCAGCATTACCATTACCAGTAGCAAATCGCTTAACCGCACGAGGAGGATAAATTATAATTCCCTTTCCCATATCATAATACAGTTTTTTCATTCCACCGATGAACTCACCTAATTGAAATATTGCCCGAGTTGACCCCGCACCAAATGCATACCCTTCAAACGAAACATGACTTACATCCTCCATATCTTTTATCATATAATCATATACGATATTCTGACGATCAAACATATTCATATTAGTATACTGAGTACCAACATGAAACACTTCAACACTACTACTTCTAGGGAAACAATGTTTTTTTACCTTATTATAACCATAAAAAGTAACACCGATAATATTATAATCATCATCATTTAACTCAAGAATACACTTCCCAGTTGAGTTAATGGAAGGATCTATACCACAAATTTTCATATAAAATAAAATATATTATAAACTATAATAAAATGGAGTTATTTATCATGGAACAAAACAAAAAAATGATACCAGCAATTAACGCATTACCAACTAATAATCCTTTAGCGGCTCAAAAAATTTTAATGGATCGTATGATGCTGGGTAATAGTATAGTTACTGAAGAAAAAAAATCAAATCTAACACCGCTTCTTAGTTAAGAAATTTAGACCTGGACCCTTTACCTTTAATAGTAGATTTCTTTTTAGATTTTTTAGCAGCCGCTCGTTTTTTAGCGGCTTCTTTTTTCTTTTCAACGTCAGCTACATTTATGGTAGCTTCGTAAATCCCAGTTAAATCTAATTCAATTACAGGTATATCATCATCAGCGTAATAAAACTTACGTGTTTCATAATGTTTCATTCCATAATTAAGTTTACTCTTACCAAATCCACCTTTACGTGGTTTAGTTGTATATGACGCATCATCAACAATATCAAACACACGGGCTAACTTCTTATCTTTATGTGGTCGTACTATACGACCAATTGACTGTACAACCTCATACATTGATTTAGAAAATTCAGCAAATACAAGATTATGTAATAATTTAATATTTACACCTTGTTTCATTGTACCATAAGTAGCGATGATAATGTTACCACCGCCATTTTCCATCTCTTTACGAATACGCTCACGTTCATTTACATCAATCTCACCTTTAATAATATGATATTTAAACTGTGGATGAGCTTCTTTCATATATTCATACATCTCATCCAGAGTACCCTTATTTTTATACAACATTACCGTATTTTCATCAGTTGTAATTTTTTTTGCTTTGATTAGTAAATCCATTACACGCTTACGACTATCATTATTTGTAAGTAATGAATATTCTGATTGATAATTTTGTTTACATATATAAGGTCGTATTTTTTCTTCATACGGAACTTTGATTGTATGTATTTCAACCGGAGTAAGAATTCCAAGTGCAATTAATTCTTTTAATCGAACAATTACAATCTTCTGTCCTAATGCACCTTCAATCCATGCAGCATCTAACCCATCATCAGGTAATGTACCAGATAATCCAATTTTAAATTCAGTAGAGTTTTTACATAATCCAAGTATATCACGAAGAACCGCACCACGAGTGCCATGAGCCTCATCCACCATAACAGCTTCAAATACATCAAAAAATTCAGGTGGTTTATTTTGAAGACTCTGCCATGTTGAAATTGTAATTGGTTTTAAAATTGCTTCTTCACCAAGATTCAATTCTTTCAATGCTGCTTTTTGTTTGGTTGTAAGTTTGTCCTCAGATTGACCATAGATTAACGTACAACTATCTCTAGCTTTTTCCCAACCATAATCATCTTGAAAATCAGTAAACAATTGTTTAACCAGATTTGTAGATGGCACAACTACCAATACTTGTTTACGTTCAACCTCAGTTAGATACCGTACATTGATATACATCGATAATGACTTACCAGCAGATGTACACGCAAGTAGTGATACTCGTCTGCGATTTAATGATTGTTGCACTAAACGTAATTGGTGTTCATATGGAGTAATCTTTACATTTTCAATTCGATTATAAATGTTTAACGAATTAGCATATGTTTTAACTTGATCAATCGTAATATCACCATTTGGATTCGAATAAATCTTTCTGATCGAATTACTTACATTGATTTTTAAATTCGGACGACTTTCTTTTAAATATTTAACCGCCCTCGGTATAAGACCTAATGGGAGAGTCTGACATGCTTTATTATAAACATAATCAATACCATCATCCCACCCTTCTTCAAATTCCCAACTAAATCGTTTTTTCTCATTCATATAAGAAAAACTCGCATATAGAATACCATTAATACTATTTATATCAGCCTGAGAAGGTGCAGAAATTTTAATCAGTGCATCTCTATGATTATGCATATCAAATGTAAGTTCTAATTTATTACTTATCGTGTTTATATTCATCTACCGTACAATGTATATTTAATACTAAAATACGTTATTTATAATCAACTTACCGTGATAAAATGTCCTTTGCTGAATATTCATTATCTAACTCATCAAGTGTTTCACTAGATTCAGGTTCATTTTCAGATTCATTTTCATGTTCGGAAAGAATTGCATCAGCTTTAATATCAGACCCATCTACATCAATAGTATCGTTTGTCTCATCAATGATATCCTCAGCACCTTGATCTTTAACCTCTTCAATTTCATCTTCAATTGACTCAATATCTTGATTTTCTTCATCAATAAATTCATCCACACCTTGATCATTAAACTCATCATCGGTTGTATCAACTACATCCTTTTTATTTCTCCATAATTTCTTCAAACCCGATACCTTGTCTATTACAAAATTTTTCATACTAGTAAATAACGAATCAGTAATATGTCGAGCATCTCCCTCGGTTACAGATACACCCTCAACATCTTTATTGAGTATAGCTTTACCATCATCACTATCACGAGTAACTGTCGAATCAACCGGAATAATTTCATTTTCTTTTGAATATTTACGAGCTTGACTCATTATAGTTGTACCACTAGTTGTAAACGATCGCCATACTTTACTTAAATGCTTACACATTACATTCTCACGATTAGGATCTCGAATATCTGGTGGTTTGATTGGATATGTCTCTTCAGATACATCCGATTTTTGGTCATGTGCAAGTGAACCTTTATGTGGTCCATTCGGACCTAAATTATATTTCATACCAGACCAATAGAAATCTGGACATGAACAATGAACTCTAACATCAGCTTTAGCTAAAGTCTGTGCATGAGCTTTTAAATTCCATGGACTAGCAGCAACCGCAAATAACCCACCTTTTTCAGGTATAACTATTTCAACAACTACATCATATGATTTACCTGGTTTACTTTCACTAGGAACTTTCCAATGAGTACGTGCAGCTCCATCTTTAGCTTGATCAATACCTACAAATTTGGCATTAGTTACACTACGTTTTCGTCCATTATCAACCTGATCTTTTAAACTTCTAAAGGTATCTTCAAGTAACGCATTCTCTTTCATCTCTGTAAGATTTTCAGTGAGCCTTTTAATATTAATCATTACTTTGGGTTTCCCTTTCTTCGGCTTCTAACGATTCCGAATTAAAATTTTTTGACACATCTCTAGTATTTGCTGGATCAAACTCTTCATCGGTTTCTATAATACTTTCTCTAAATATAAAATCAACATGTAATTTACTACCTTTCATAAGATAATCATCAGCTTCCGAACTCAATTTACTATTTATTGCAAACGTAACCCCATTTAATTTTGGTGATATATCCATTATTTCAATTGATTCATTTATATCCTTTCGCTCAAATATAATAAATTTACCCCTAGCAGCTTCTAATTTACCTGAATAAGTAGCTTTATAATATTTATCAAGGTATTGTCGTTTAAAAATATTAGTTTTTCCCATACCACGTGGATTCGATGAATTATAACATCGCATTTTTTCTTTACTTGACTTATAATCTTCTTCGTTACACATTAATAATCTACGCTCAACAGGTATCCAGTCCGAATCAATACCTTCTTGAATCAATCCAACTGCTTCTTCTGTAAAAATATCAGAAATTTGCGGATACATTTTTTCAGTCATATTATTGAACGCTTCATTAAATGCAACTTGCTTATATCCGGAATTGTCAATAATATCTAACTGACTGGTTGGTTTCTTTTCCTCTTCTTCCGACCCATCCTCCGGCTCATCGTTTTCTATCGACTCGCTTTCTTCAATTTCCGTGTCTTCGTCATTCCTGATACCGTCCCCGTTATCGCTTTCGATATCGCCGATTTCATCTTCCTCGACTTCTTCGTCTGAGTTAGACCTTTGCATTTCTTCATTCTTTTTGACATTACGCTTCCTATCTGAAATATCATACATCGCACTAGGATCACCACGTGTTGCTGCATCCAATTGCATTATATCCGGTCTACTTTCAAATATAGCAGATACAAACTCATCTGTATGAGTCTTTGTTTTTTGAGCTTCCATATATGCAATTAATGTTGTCTTCTTCATTTGATGTTCCATCTGATATTCCATTTCATTATTTATTCTTAGTTTATACATTTCGTATTTCAAAAAGGGAAAACATAAATGGGGGTAATCCCCATGCCCCCCCTTCTTCAATCTAATCAAATTTGATCAAATCGTTTTTATCAAATAAAATATTTTACTGATTATACAATAAATATGTATATTTGGAATTAATGAATAATAATAATCAAGTTATAATAAAAATACCTGAAAAATTGAAAAGTGAAATATTAATTATGATTAATATAAAACCACCATCATTTCCTTATAGTATTGATGGATTTTTATATATTATAAGTAAAATAATTCAAATTCCAATGTATAATAGGAAATATGAGAAGCTGAATAAAATTCCGCTTTATTCAAAAATATTGCGAAAAGAACTTGGTAAACATTACAAACGCTATTTAGAGTATTTAATTGATAATGGTTATCTTGAAACTGATAACCATTATATTGTTTCTTCACCAGAAAATGAAGGAAAATGTAAATGTTATGCATTAACAAAAAAATATAAAAAATGTAAATTAATTGATCATTCAATTACTAAAAAAACTATTCTTCGTAAAATACTTCAATGGAAAAAGGAATTTCTTGGTAATAATGTTAATGATGAGATGCTTGGTAAGTTATATGATATGTTGAAAAATTTTAGTATTGATATTGATAGTGCTAAAATTTATATGCAAAATTTAGTTGATACTGGTGTTTTAAGTCAAACAAAAATGGATATTGAAATAGATAAATGTAAACGCATTAATTCTAAAGATGAATCGGATTTAGCTATTTTCATATCAAAAGATAGTTATAATCGAGTCCATACAAATTTTACTAACTTGTCAAAACATATTCGTGAGAATTTTTTATATGTTAATGGTAAAAAAGCAATTGGTGTTGATATTGTATCTTCACAAGCGTCTATGTTGTATACGTTAATGGATAATTATGTTGATAATTTAGAGAATCATTCACATAAAACTATGTTTGAATTATTGGATATGAATACATCTCAACCACGTGTGGATGTTAGAAATAAATATGTAAATAATCGTAATAATTATACTGGTGGTCATATCTATGATGGTCATTTAAATGATTCAATTCCGTATATTAAAAATGAAACACTTGAAACAATTATTACTAAAGCACGTATTGAGTTGAAGCAGTTTAATCATATTTTACGTAGTGAAGGTATATATGAATATTTTCAAGAAAAATGGGATATAATTAATCAAGAAAATAAATCTCGTTCATATATTAAGAAACAGTGGATTACATATGTGTTTGGACAAGGTAAAGGTAAAGCAGTTACAAAAATGGATAGATTATGGCAAATTGAATTTCCTGTTATAACTAATCTTATGAATCATCTTAAACATGGGGATTATAAAGCATTATCTCATACACTACAACGTAATGAAGCTGAGTTGATTTTTAATAAAGTATGTCCACGAATTGATACTGAATTTAACGTCCCGTATTGTACCGTACATGATTCTGTGATTGTAGCTGAAGACCAAGTTGATGATATTGCATTTTTATTTGACCAAATCCTTGATGAAAACGGTGTAATTACTGGTGTTGCATATTAATTTAAAATTCTAGCTTCCCGTAGTATATATTTTTATACATAAAGAGGACTTATGTATGAAACGTATAGGCGTAATTAAATCAGTCGAAGATAAAGTGGTTACACTTATTGGCTTCGGTGAATTCCAAGAAAATAAATTAGTAGAAAATGATGATTTAGGTATCGAAATTGAAGTACCTGTATTTAAACTTGATAGTGGAACTATAATGGAAAACTGCTATGGTTACTATTGGGCATCTGAAGAATCGGTTAATGGTGATTTAGATGTTTATAAATCGAAAGGATATACTATAAATTCATTAGATTTATAATTTTTAGTGTACATTAATAATAGAAGATGTGGTGAATTAACATTGTAATATAAACAATTTAAGTAACGTGGTCGGAAGGCCCTAACACCGGAAGTATTATCATGTCAATTAATTGGTATAACATAAATATTCTTCGCCGTGGTGGAGATGATTCTATGATTAAAGAAAAAATTAACAAATCTGGAAAGTATGCAAAGCGACGAGATGTTGAACCTTTAGTAACTCGGTTACAAAAAGAGCGACGTGAAGCGAAAAGTTCAATGAAGCATATGAAATATATGATGGAAACGTTTCGATCACAATTCTCCAAATCTGAAAATGATAGTATGGTTCATAATTGTGATATGATGATTAAAAAACTTGACGGATTTTTATAATATTTCATCCGTAATTAAATTAGATCTAACTTCCATAATTAGAATACCTAACATATTTTTACCGACTGGTGGATTTGATTTTAAATCAACTCCCCAGAATCGGTCGTTCCACCAGTTACCTTCTTGAATGTATTCATTTTTTGTATCTAATAATTTACTACGGAATGGTTCTTTTGAGAATTTCTGAGTTACACACTCTCTCATAACATCTACTTTTATGTTTTCCCATTCAGGTATTAGTTTGATTTCACGAAAACGTTCTTTTACCGCTCTTGGATCTTCAGTTTCAATACAGAATTGTTTCCAATTTGGATCGAGTGATTTTGCAGACATGTAAGCATGTTCGATGGATGTATAAGTTTTACCTTCAAATGTGATATCACATGGGTAAAAATTACTTAACCAACGAGTTAAATCGGATGAAAAATGTTCTATCATACCATTAATATAGAAATTTAATTATATTTGTAAAATGATAACTGTAATTATTCCATTTTTTGATAAAGATTCTTATCGTAGACGTAATTTGGCTGCGGTTGTAGATAATTTTATGTTTAATTATCCAGATTTTGAGATAATTATAGCTGAACAATTGTCTGATAGTACATATATTAAAAGTGTTTTGATCCAATTCATCCATTATTAAAACATGTTCAAATTAAAGTTGGGTCAGATAGGTTCAATAAGTCTTATGTTATTAATCAAACCATCAGAAATTATGCAACTTATGATATAATCATGATGTCTGATGCTGATTGTATTATACCTAAGATTGAAAATTCAGTTTTTATCACAGAATTAATCAAACATAGTGTATATTTTCCATTCTCACGTGTAAATTTCCTCAATGAGGCTCACACTAGACGATATATTAAAGGTAATCCATTAATACAATCTGCTCATAAGCAAGATTTGTTCATTAATCGGTACACTGGGCTTATAAATGTGTTTAATAAAACCACATTTGATGTTGTAGGCGGATTCGATGAAGAATTTGAAGGTTGGGGTGGTGAAGATGATGCATTCGTTGATAAATGTAACCGTTTGGTCTCACCAATTAAACGGTGTACAGGTGATGTAGAATTATTACATTTATATCATCCAAAAACCAACAATGTTGAATATACTAAGTCGGAATGTTTCACGTGGAACAAAAAAAGAGTTGCAGCTATTCGTAGAATGAGTGATAATGAGTTACAGATGTATGTGGCTGATGTAATTGCGGGTAAATCTAATCCATTGGAGTCCATTGTACGTGAGTATGATGCTGCTGGTAGGCTTAATTTTAATGTAAATTTAAAAATAGGTACCGGAAGTATAGCAATTGATACAACTGTTTATGCGATTACGTCAACTGATGGTGAAATTGGATTAAAGGAGATTTTACAGGCTGTGGTTAATACTGATGGATTGGGGTTTCTTGAACAAATCATTGATCTTATAGATGATCGTATTGAGAATATGACTGATGAAGAGGTATTAATTGTAGAATTTTTTAGGTCTATGTATAGTTAATCACATTTTTAATATTATATAGATTTAATTTGTTTACATGTACTAATTTAATTCTATATTATATGTATTATAAATAATAAATAAAGGTATGTATTATGGAATTGTATACGCTTGGGAGTGGAAATGCTTTTACAAAAAAGAATTGGCAATCTAATTTTTTAATTAGACAAAACAAAAAATGGTTAATGATTGATTGTGGTAGTTTTGCACCATTGGCTTTAAATGAAGAGATGGGATTAAGTGAAGTTGATATTGATGCTGTTTATATTAGTCATATTCATGCTGATCATGTTGGTGGACTTGAAGCTCTTGCATTTTGTACTTTTTTTAATCCAACCATTCCAAGACCTAAAATGTTCATTCAAGGTCAATATATTATACAAGATGATAATCAATCGTTTGCTTCTGGACTTGCTCGTGATCTATGGAGTGATAGTCTTCAGGGTGGGCTTCGTGGACTTGAAACTGAAGATGCTCAATTACATACATATTTTGATGTAAATCCAGTGCAGGAAAATGGACATTTCATTTGGGAAGGTATTAAATTTGATATGGTACAGACTGTGCATGTATCAGCTCGATATAAAATTGAGAATTCATACGGATTGATGTGGACTGATCCTGATACCAACGAACGCATTTATATTACAACTGATACTCAATTTTGTCCTGTGAATGCAATGACTGCTTATTTAAAAGAATGTGATGTAATTTTTCATGATTGTGAAACTAGTTTATTTCCTTCTAACGTTCATGCAAGTTATGAACGTTTACGTGAACTTCCTGACGAAATTAAAGCTAAAATGTGGTTATATCATTACCATGACAATGTAATTGATAACTGGGATCTATGGTCTGATAAAGCCGAGGCTGATGGATTTCGTGGGTTTGTTAAGACTGGTGCAATTTTTGGGCGTACTTACACTGAACAAGAAGGTGGTAGTGTTGGTAAGCGTTTTCGTAAATTACAATAAATATAAATTATGTCTAAATATTATGCTGGTATAGGTTCTAGAGGGCGAACACCGTCGTTCATATTTGATATGATGTCATCTGTTGCGTCTAAACTCGAATCCATTGATTATATTTTACGTAGTGGTGGTGCTCAAGGTGCGGATACAGCGTTTGAAAACGGAGTTATATATAATAACAATAAAGAAATTTTTAGACCTAAACATGCAACTACTGAGGCAATTGAATTAGCTTCACGTTTTCATCCAACTTGGGATGCATGTAGTCCTATAGCTCGTAAATTACATGGTCGGAATTCAATGATTATCCTTGGTAGTGATTTAAATAGTCCTGTTAAATTTGTAATATGTTATACTCATGATGGCAGTGATTCTGGTGGTACAGGTCTTGGTATTCGAATTGCACAAAATTTTAATATACCTGTGTTTAATTTATTTCATACTGATATTAGGGATCGTCTCGATAAATTTATTGGAATAAATCGAGAACAATTTGATGGTTTATAATTTATATTCACATGTATGAAAGATCATTATAGTACACTCGGTGTTAGTCGGTCCGCATCTACATCTGAAATAAAAAGTGCATATAAAAAATTAGCGGTTAAATATCATCCTGATAAAAATCCAAATTCTGAATCTATATTCAAAGAAGTGAATGAAGCATATTCTATACTTAGTGATGCTGGTAAGAAAAAAGTCTATGATAATAAAATGTCATTTAGTAATGATTTTAAACGCTGGGGTGAGGCATTTGGTACATGTAATACTGCGGCTAGTTTTCATAAAAAAACAAATCGTAAAGTTCCGATTAAAGGCCAAGATATTAGAGTAAATTTTACTATTACATTTGAATCTTCTATTACTGGTATTGATAAAGTAATAGAAGTTAATCGTAAAAAACGGTGTTCATTATGTGATGGTACTGGAGCTAGTAAACAAAAACAGTGTACAATATGTAAAGGTAAAGGTGTTGTTCGGAAGGTACATAAAGCTACATCAATAGAAGATGATAATTCAATTCAAGTTGATATTTGTAATAATTGTGGTGGAACTGGATTAGTAATCGAGACACCATGTACTTTATGTAAAGGTGAAACAATTTTATCTGAAACTAAACATATTACTGTAAAAATACCATCAGGTGTTGAAGATGGTAATTTAATTAAAGTTATTGGTTCTGGTAATGCTGGTCGTAATGGTGGTGCAAATGGCGATATTCTAGCTTACATTGAGGTTATCGAAGATTCAAAATTTATTCGTAAAGGTAATGATATTTATATGTCGTTTGATGTATCACCTTCGGATTTAGTTCTTGGTGCTGATATTAAAATTAATGTTTTTGGTAAAATTATTAAAGCGGTAATACCAAAAGGAACTAAATCAACGGCTAAACTCAAATTAAAAAAGCATGGTATTAAAGATGGTTCATTATTTATTACGTTTACCGTGTTAGTTCCAACTGATGCAAGCGATGCCGAGATTGAATTATATGAAAAACTTAGAGAACTTGAATGGAATTGTGGTAATTGATTTAAAAAAAAAGTATCTTGTTGATGAGGTTGAATATGCGTAGTATATTAATTATAAAAGAATTTATACTTTCAATGATTGTTGCAATTATGTTACCGATATTTTTGGTAGTTGCTACGATTATAATTATTAGTCTTATGTATATAACACTACTCGATGAACTTTATAAAGATTTTAAATTTAAAACACGCAAGAAGGTAAATGATGAGCACTAAGCTTACACTAGAAGATAGATATTATATTAGTATGTACAGTCGTAAATTACCATGTACGGTATCACTTCGTTTTACTATTGATCAATTTCACCAGCAAATCGAAATTACACCTGAGGAAGCTGAAAAATATGAGATCACTATTAATCCAAAGGATGGTTCATTTATAACAAATGATCCAGATTATGTAGTTGAATATGAAAAATTTCCAACTCAAGTAGTTAACGCAATGAAACGTTATGTCGATTTACTTGACCAGGAAAAAAATACTGAAAATGTTCTTCTTCAAAATATTCTTACATATTTTTCAAAAATAATATGATAGACAATGAGATTATAGCGTTTTATAATGATGATCCAGTTGAGTTAAAAAAAGAATTTAAAGAAGAATTTAATCGACTAACTGTGGATGGAAACAATGGATTATATACATTCATGTTTTCATCGTATTATGAATATGTAATTAATACTGAAATTGTATATTGTATAATTTTTGATGATACTGCGTTATTTTTTGTTACGCCATATTCAACCCAATTGACGTTAGATAATAATCTAATGGTCACTGGTGGTGATGTAACTCCGAGTGGTAATGTATTTGAAACTATGTTTGCTGAAGGTGAAGAGTCTGATGTAGTTCATATCGGTGAATGTTGCAACTCTAAAGGGTTTGCATATGGAATATATGCGTTTTCATATAAGAAAGCTTTAGCTGCTGCAATTAATAGAGTTAATAATGAATTATATGATCCCGAAATGTTATATATCGATGATCAAGATATGATTGATATATCAATGGATTATTTAGAACATCGAATTGAGCGGTTCCATCAACAAGTTGAAAGATCATTTGAGTTGGAAGAGGCGGTTGCTGGTCTTGATGAGAATCCATATTCAAATGATTTTTATGATGATGATGGTAGACGTGCGGCTAGAAATGCACCGTTAACTAAAGCTCGTCCGTTAGGTGATAGTAATGTATAAAATTGCAATATTAGTTCCTGTATATTATCATGATGAAGAGGTAGCTACATGTTTGATGCAACTTATGAGAAGTAATTATAATAATATTCAACCAACATTATATATACCTATAACTGGAATAAGAGAATCATTTAATAAATCATTTCTTGCTAATTATATTGCGTCGTATAGTAAAAGATCAGAAGTTGCAATTGATCCTGTATTTGATGATATAATTCCTATATACGATAATTCAACATTTGATCCAACTATTATGATGAATGATATAGTTGAATCAAACGATACATTTGATTACGTTGCGATTGTAGAACCTTTAATATCATTTGAAAGTTTGAATTGGCTTTCCGATTTATTAAATATTCATATCGAATATGATTATAAGCGTAAATTAGGTGCAATATGTACGAATAATAAATCACATAAGTTAAAAACGTCCGATAATATTAGATGGTTTGTCGATGATTGGATAATCATTAGATCACTTAATGGTGATGGATTCGGTAATGGTGTTATGTTGACTCGACCAGTTGAATGGAAGTTGGTTGGTGGATTAAAAAGTAAAGACTATACTAATACATATGCAATATCATGTTTTCGGAAAAACCATTTAGTTGTTTATGCTGAGGGTGTTAGATAATGAAGTTTAATCGATTATATAATGTGTGGAATGATTTAAAATTTAGGTTTGATGTAATAATATGTATTGTTATAATTATGTTTACATCCATATTTAGGTCATCTAAAATATAAAATAAAGGTATAAGATAATGGAAGTATTTAAATTTAATAGAGTATTTGATCATGTTGAAATTACATTACGTGAGTTAGTAGGAAATAATCCTAAATATGATACTACGGTTTTTGTTCTTGGTTATAATGTTTTGAAAAATTTAAATGATATCAAATCTAAGTATCCTGGTTATAAAGTAATTGTATATCAACTAGAACAATTGTATGATGGATCTCATTGGGTTAATCGTCAATCATTTTATAATTTACGTGCTGCTGATGAAATATGGGATTATGATCAATCAAATATTGCATGGATTCGAAAAAACTATAATTTAAATGCAAAATTTGTTCCTCTTATGTACACTAATACACTTAATATTCTTCCATCTGTGGATGAAGTTGATTGTGATATCGATGTATTGTTTTATGGTTATATGCATGAAAGACGTGCGAAATTATTGTTTTATTTACAACAAAAATTTGCTGGGAAATATAAAGTATTTGATTTATATGGGGTTTGGGGTAAAGAACTTGATTCATATATCCAGCGAAGTAAAATTGTTTTAAATTTGCATTCAGGTGAACAATCTAAACAAGAGCAAGCTCGTATGTATTATCCAATAATTAATGGACGATGTGTTGTTAGTGAAAAAAGTCCTCAGAATTATATGGGTAATTCTATTATTGAACTTGAATATGAAAAAATGGGTGATGGTATTATTAGTTTGTTAAAAACTGATAATTGGAAGCAGTATGCAAAGTCCTCTATTGATCGATATAAAGCGGTTTCTGATATATATCGTAGTAAAATTCAATTTTAAGTAAAATACTCCACAAAGAAACCTATTTTTCTTTATAAACTATAGGAAAACAAGCGTTTCATATGTTAGAACTTAGAATTAAAGAAGATGGTAGTTCAACTACTGTTAATGGAGTAACTCGATATTCATTGGAGCTATCTCTAGAGTGTATTTCCGGTGGGTCATATGCGTTACAGGATTATCGTGTCCGTGGATTTTTCAATCATCATTATGTATTGACTGTATTAGATAACAGTGGTTATTATGCAATTAACGATATACAGCCATTTCAAGGTGTTGGTGGTACAATGACAGAAGGGTATGATGACTGGATGAATAATATTCGCCCACCTCGTATTGATGAGAACAAATTCTCATCTGAAATATTATTATATATGCCAACTCGAACTCTTAGTAGTAGTGCAACCCTTGCAAATCAAGGTAGGTTCAATCTACGTGGGATGTGGGATAATACAGAACGTTTAGGTCGATATAATGACTGTGAAGATTCATACTCATATATTGGATTGAATGGTGAAAATATTACTAATCCAATGAACTGGGTATTTGAACACCGAGATAATAGTAAAACTGAAACTATTTCTAATATTACATCATTGGGAAATACCGTAACTGTAACAACAAGTGCAGCTCATTCATATAATTCAGGTGATGCAGTTCGCATTACTGACATTAGTAGTGGAGTTCGTTCGTTTGGTAGTTCGGGTGAACGGTATGAAGGTACATTTAAAATTACGGTTACAGGTCCTACTACATTCACATATCACACAAAACATGTTGTGACTGCAAGTACTCATACTAGCGGAACTGTAGAATTTTGGGAAGTTGTTGTAAATGAACAATCAATTAGTTCAATTTCAGGCGATGGTTCGGGTACAATAACAATTAACACAACTAGATCTCATGATTTACAAGTTAATGATATCATTGCAATTGAAGGTACTACTAATTATGACGGCAATCAATTAATTATAACTAGTCGCCTTAGTACAAACTCAGTTGAATGTAAATTAACTGGAAATACGTCAACAACACTTGAATTAGTAGGCTCAATTAAATATTCAAGTCGTCCACCTTCGGCTGCAATCGCAGTTAATTATGTAAGTGGGTATGAAGCAAAAATACTTGAAGATCATACGCTATTTACATATCTTCGATATGCTGATAAAGATACATATATTGATAATAATGTAGCTAATGATTTTGGTTCATCAACGCAATTGAAAGTAAGAAATTTTAGTACTAATTCACCTCCAAATTATCAACGTATGGTGTTTAGATTTCCGATTGCTGGTATACCATTATCACAATTATTATTTGCTGAAATTAATGCTGTATATGAAAGTGGTACTGATGGTGATGCTCAAATGGGATTATTTCAAATGGTGGATGATTCATGGTCTGATTCTGATACATGGGATACAATTAATCCATTAATTGATATGGGTGATCCAATCGGGTATTATAATTTTATTAATGTTGGTAGTGGTGAAAATGATGCATATACTAAATTTACTGTAAGTACAGATAAACTAACTAAGTGGTTAGATGGTATTGAGGTTCCTGATGTTGGATTTGTTAAAACTCAGGAATCGAACTCAATTGAAAATGTATATTGGAGTACTGAAACAATTGAATATAAACCGTATATTGTTATTAGTTCTGGTGTTGTTGATGATGAAGAGCCTCCTACGGTTCAATTAACTAATACAAATAATGCATTAATCGTTGATAGTGCGATTGGTGATGGATTTGGTGAAGTTACTATTACATCGACAACTTCTAGTAATTTAAATGTTGGGGATCTAGTTAATATTATTTCACCTAATTATAATGTACGTAGTGCTGTTGTACTTACTACACCAACTGCATTTACATATACAATTAATATACCCGGAAATACATCAACAGTTACTGATGTTGGTGGTATATCACTTAGACAGACTGTTGTTGACGTATCGGCTCTTGGGATTGATGATAGTGAGATATCTGATGACTCGTTGGATATTGAAATACGTAAGACTTCGTCGTTGACAAATGTAACACCATCTAATATTGTAAAATCACCATCAACAAATTTATCGTTTGATTTCACATTAAGTGGGATTGGTGATGGATATTATGATATTGCTGTCAAAGACGAGATTGGTAATCAGAGTGCTAGATTAACAGCTCCAATTCTAATGTATTATCGTAAACATTCAACTGAACAAGTATCAGCGGTTGTTCGTTCAGGTGATATAGTTGATATTATTGGGTTCAATGTAGAAGACCCATTAACACTTAATATTGCTGATGATACACTTATTGGTGGTACCGTTTCAGGTGGATTAACTCAAAGTATAGGTCTTGTTGATATAGATGCTCCAAATAATTTATTTACATTTACATTACCATCTGGTATTCAAGGTAAGTATAATGTATTAAGTGTGGATGATGTTGCGGATACAATATTAGTTGAAAACTGCTCATTTAAAATTGGTGATATTGTATCATTTAATTCATTAGGTAATCACACAAATGCACCTATTGTAATTGGTGATTTATATTACATTGTTGCGGCAACTCAAATTGGATTTAATGTAGAGATTCAGATTTCATATTCAACTGGTGGATCTGCAATTGATTTAGATCATACAGATGATATGAATATGAAGATGTATAATTATGTATCACCTGCATATGTAATTAAAGATGGTATTATAACAAGCGATTATAATAATCAGGTGTCTATTATTGTTGATGATTATGCACCTATGATTGAAATTCCAACTATTGTGGGTACTGGCGATATAATTAATGTGACTATTACTGATATTTCTCCGATTAATCAATCTAGTGT